TGTTCCCCTTTTGTCCCATGACCATTAGACTCGATTAGACCCGATTGGACCCGATTGGTCTATTAGACCAACCCAGGCATTTTATTTAAGGGGGTGATGACTAGGTTTTTTTTTTTTTTTTTTTTTTATAAACTATACCCCACGAACCACACTCCCCCACACTACCCAAGATACGCCACCCCTGGTCTAATAGACCAATCGGATCTAATCGAGTCTAATCGAGTCTAACGGAGCCCCGAGCTTGGGCAGGAAAGTGGGCTAAAAGTGGGCTAAAAAGGCTGATTAGTCTGGATTTGAGCCCTCAACCAAGGATTAGACCCGTTAGACATGAGCGGAATTAATTCTGCGCGGAGCAATTTAATCCTTGACATTTGGACAAAAGTGTGTTATACTTGGGGCTAAAGTAGGAGAGCGGGAAGATGACCAAGCCGAAGTCCGAGACCATCAGGCGGCGACTCGAACACGAGCGGCGCATCCGGGAACGCGACTCGGCTTTCAATGTTGGGGATCTAACCAATCTCTCGGGCTCTGAGCCCTGCCCTAGTCCTTCAACCCCACCATCCCTCGACACGCTGCTGCAGGAAAGACGGGGCCATGATGGCGGGACGAAGTCGAGGCCGGCCTCACGACTAGGGCAGCGCCCAGGACCTGGAAGCCTGGAGAAAGGGATCATCAAATGAGCGAGCAGGAAAAGGCCGAGGAAGTCGGCAAGAAGGCTGAGGCACTTGCCAAGCAATTGGCCAACTTTATGAAGGACCTTCCACCCAGGGAGCAGGCCACTGCTTGTTTAGTGCTCGCGGGCCAGATCATCGGGCAGCAAATGGCCCAGCGAGAGCATCACATGGCCCTCGCGGGTTATCTCTTTGGGGTGCAACTCTTCACCAGCCAAGTGGCCCTTGAGCTGAATGAGGTCCAGCACCCCACGACCGACAACCTGATCCAGTTGCTTCTGAGTGTTGAGAAGGCCCTTCATTCTTGACCGGGCCGGTCATGTTGCACTGCACAAATCTTCCTGGTTCACTTCGAGGAAATCCCATGACCCCTGATCAGTTCTTCGAACTTCCACTCTCTGGACTAGTCCAAGCCCTTGAGGCGGCCAACCTTCGGGTCACTGAAGCGCTCTGGGACATGCCTGTGGCTGAAACTGGCTCAACTCGTCTCCCCATCCGAAGGGACAAATGGCGCATCATCTCTGTGCCCAACAACCGCTGGGTTCTTCAAGAGCGATGTGCAAGGCCTCAGGGCGAGCACCGCACGCACTCAGGCTGGAAGCCCAGATCACGGCCCCTTGGCTATGCCGAGGCCCTTCACCGACTTATGACTGAAACCCCGCAGTGGGAGAACTAGTCTAGTGCTTGAGGCGCCACATCCCCCATCTCCCGCCCGCTCGTTGTGGCAGGCCTCAAGGTTCATGATGGACGAGCGGGCTAACTTGGCCAACCTGGGCTAATCCTCCAATCCAGGTTGGCCCCTTTCAAGGACCCAAGCGAATGAAAGACTGGAGCAAGCCCTATCTCAAGGAAATGAGCCGGGATAAGATCGTGCCCAGCGTGAAGCGGGAGCGGCAAGTCGAGCGGGCCTTCGACAAGAGCAAGTCTCTCGAAGAAGCCCGGGATAAGATCAAAGACGTGGTGGACAAGTCGCGGAAGGAAAAGAACTAAATGCCCCACTGTCACCTATGCCAAAGGTGGATGCCTTCGCTCCTAACGGGCCACCTCTTCACTGAGCAGGGCCTCAAGCCCTGCTGCTTTCCATGCGCCGAGGCCAAGACTTATGCAATGCGCATGCCTCAGCTCCCAGAGGAACTCCCAGGGTATTCCCTACACCTAATCTCGGCCCTGAGCCGTGCACGGGGCGATGGCCTCTTCCACGGTTCAGGGGCGCGATCCGGCCCTTCGGGCAAGACCCGACGGCAGGGAAACGGGCTTCGCCAGCCCAACAGGAGTAAGCTCTCATGACTCTCCAAGATGATCTCCGCGAACACCAATTCCTCGTCGTTGCGCGCAAGGAACGAGAAACTGCAATCGTGGAGGCCGAAATGAGCTACATCACCACCATCGTCCATTCAGTGGCGCGCAAGGTCGGCTTTCTCACCCGGGCCGATGTTCAGGCCCTTGAGCAGAACCTCGTCCATGTTCTCAACTCCCAGCTTGAGGACGTAAAGCGGCACCTATCGGACCATGAAACCCGGCTCTCTGAGGTCGAGGCCCTTGCCATCAACGGGGCCAACCTTGACGACCACAAGATGGTCAAGCAACGGGTCGACTCGGCCCACTCCCGCATTGACGAATGCGTGACCCAGGCCCTTGACCTCACGAACTACATTAGCCGCCAAGATGGGCGCATCGATCACGCCCATAACCGTTACGACATCATCAACGAGCGAGTCGGCCGCCTGGAGCTAGTATTGAACGCTCTGGGCAAGGTTCTTAACCCCAACTCATAGTCAATTTATTGGAGGGGGCTCCGGCCCCTTCCCCTTAGGCCATTTGCCCAACAAGAACACTTCCCTTAGCACTAATGGAGACCATCAATGAAAAGGCCCAAGTCTCACGACCCTGACATTCCCCAGATCCTGGAAATGCTCCAGGGCCAAGCCCTTGCCAAGTTCGCCAGGCGGGCTCACCTCTCGGCTTCCACTCTCTACAAGCTGAGATCAGGCAAAACCCGCAGCCCCCAACACCGCACCCTATCGGCCATTGCCGAGGTTCAGGGCCTTCGATGTTATTGGCTCAAACCCAGGGGAAATCGATAACATGGCCAAGCAACTAATCGAGGTTACATTCGTCACCTTCTTTGAATACGACTTCCAAGAAGAGGGCGCTTCACCCAACCTTAAAGCCCTTGAAGAATACTGCAACGGATACCCAGGCGATCCTTGGGAATGGTCCGATGCAAACGAGGTGAAGGTTACACTCAAAGAAGGTGGTCCAGTGGGCGGCTATCGACCGTTCCATAACCCTGATGGGGATCCACCCAAGGTCGCTTGATGAACCTCTACAAGGCCCAGTTTCACTATTTCTCCCGCGTCCCTTGGATCTTCAAGGTCCACCGGACTCGGGAGCTTTTGATCATTGCCCCCTCAAGGGATAGGGCAAAGGCCCTGCTGCGCCCGAGGATTGCCAAGTTCAAGCCTTTTGGAATTCAATTGATTTGCCTTCGACAAGTCAAGAGCAAGGAACGAATCCCGGGAGCCCTGAGATGACTCGAGCCAATTTCCAATGGTGTGAAAAGTGCGGTGAAGACACCGACCATGAATTTCAGGCGGCCGAGCCTGACGTTGGCATTATGTCCAATGGCTGGATCTGCCTCGCTTGTGGCCACAGCACAATAGCCGAAGACGATGATGAACCGGATTGGGTGGACATCAGATGACCCTCGACCACCTCCCGCCCGAATTCGCGGCCCTTATCTGGGCCCGAGGCGACCGGATCTTCCTGTCCTTGCCCTCGCCCATCGACGGGGCTCGGCCTCAGGTGCTTCAGTTTCCCCTCACTGTGCGGGGGCTCAACCAGGCCCTTCGAGTGTTGATCGAGCGGGAGAAGGAGACTCTTCCCCTGTTGGGCACCCCAGCCACGCCACTCCAGCACGAGACCGACAAGAAAACAAGGACAACCACTCGCGCCCCGGTCAATCCCGAAGAGGCGCGAAAGGCTGGGGAGTGGCTCAAGCGAAGAGGATTTACCCCCTAGGAGTAAAATCAATGAAAGAACCCTTCCTCGACATTACTATCACCAAAGACGATATCAAGCCCCAGATTGCCCAAGCCATCAAAGACTTGGTCAAAGCCCATGAGGCGGGCAAGGTCCGGGGGATCTTCTATGTCGCCGACGTGGGCGACGAGAACCGAGCCGCGGTTTGCATCATCGAAGACTCACGGTTCCATTGCCAAACCATTGCCCGAAACCTGCTCAACGAACATGGGAAGTGGGAACCCCCTCCGGATGAAAGTGCGCCCCATGAAATCCAGGTGGAATACTTCCTCTCCCGCCTGGCCTCGGAGTTCATCAAGGGCCACATCGGCGCCCTGACCGTCATTACTGTGCCCCCTGGTGGCCAGGACTCAGGAGTTGTTTGCTTTGGCAACGACGAAGCGGCCCGGGACACTATGGTTAAGGAACTCCATGGGGCAGTGCTTCGCATCCACAAGGGGCCGAGCCAATGACCCTTCAAGAGCCCTTCCAGGTCGACCACTCAGCCATGGCTCGGGCCCAACTCCTCTTCCTGGCTGAGCACATGCCGCCCTCCGACGCGATGATGGTTATCACCATGATGGCCGTGATGCTGCATATCGAAAGCACGGGTCCAGGCGCCCGCAGCATTTACAAGGCGGCCAACATTATGAAGCAGAATATGATCGACCTCTATTGCATGATCGAGAGGACCCACCAATGAAGTCCATTCGTGAAGTTATCGCCAACTGGCGAACTTGGCCGAATGACCCCCGGGTTATCTTCGGCTGGCAAATCACTGAGGCCGACCGGATCCTCAAGGTTATCGAACAGGGCGGCTATCGCATTATCACTGCCGAGCAGGCTGAGAAGGCCGCTCTCTTGTTCAACTATCCCAAACCCTGCATCATCATTTCCCAAGACGAATATGATGATCTTCAGGCCATTAAGAATTGCTGGGAAGACGGAGATGGGGAATGGCCTGGATCCTAGTCGTCTGCTTTGCCTCTTGCCAGGACCCGATCTATGTCCTCTTCCCTGATCGATCCTCCTGTCAGGAAGAACGTCGAGTCGCCCTCTCACGGGGCGCTGACATCGCCGCCTGCCTTGAACGAGACCAACACATCAACGAGGAGCCCAAACATGAACCCCAAAACTAACATGGCTAGCGTGAACCTGAATGAAACCGAACTCCGGGCCCTGATCTCAACCCATGGCCAGTGGCTCTACAACAATGCTTACAGGTGGGGCGAGGATCAAATCCTGGACACAATCCAGCGAGCGGGCGCGTATGCCCTTGAAATCAAAAGGATGCGACATGAAGAGAAAAACCTTACTCCTAGCTCTTCTCCTAGCCCTGAACCCAACGAGCGCCTGGACTAAATGCTGGGGCACCAAATCCGAACTCAGGAGTAACCAATGCGCGACCCTGGCCAAGGCCCGAAAGGCCCACCCAACGGCCCACCTCCTATGGACCCGAAGGTTATCCCCTTCCCAGTCGTACCCAGAGGGAAGCAAAGCGTCTGGCTCGTTAGCTGGAGCGACGACCCTCTCCCAGATTCCAAAGCCTTCCAGCTCCTTATCAACGCAGGGTTCCACCCCCACGAAGCCCTTAGGTTTCTCAACCAGCACAAAGCCCCTCCAAGGTCCCTCCTTTACGACGTCCACGCGGCCGAGTATTGGGCCAAAAACGCACCCCAGCCCTTGGCTAGTGAATTCCCCGATCCCGTACTGGAACATCCCTGGGTCGATTTTCCCGCCCCTAGTCAAGCATCCGGATTTCGTGGGCGGCCGACTCAACGAGGAGAACCCGTGGTGGCTTCGGTACACCCACCCACATCTCCACGCCCTCGTAGAGTACCACGACTAATGGACCGGTTCCTCCTCGGCTTCGTCTCGGGCGCGAGCACTGCAATCGGCGCCATTACCTTCGTCTCGGGCAAGCCACTTGCCTCCATTGGCTTCATCCTCATGGCTTGCCTCGCCACTTTCTATGACATCTACAAGGAGACTCCTCGATGAGTGAAAAGAACGAGACCCTCACCCGCCTGATCAAGCTTCTCGCCACCACCCCTGATGAGAAGCTGGTCGCCCACCTCACCAACGAGCTGAACCACTATGTGGCCGTGGTCCATGACCGTGGGAAGCGGAAGACCCTGACCCCCGGCGACATGCGGTGCCTTCTCAACCGCATGCTTGATGTGATCATCACCGTGCCTGAGCCCGATCTCTCAAAGCTGGCCCAAGAGCTCGAAGAGATCAAAGACGAGGTCAATCAGGCCCAAAGCAAGAGCGTGGTCACAATCAAGCCGGTGACGAGATGACTCTGGAAGAACTTCTGGAAGAAGTCAAGGACCGGGGACTCTTGGTCAACAACCTCTTCCAGCTCGATGACGGGAGCTGGCAGTGTAACCTGCGCAAGGTCGACGGCGTGCAATGGGTATGCTGTGCTTTTGCCCTTGAGCCGACCCCCCACGCAGCCATTCTCGAGGCCTTATCCAAGCCGCTGGATTTTCCGGCGATAGAAGTTGGGCTACTCCCAGCCGACAAGCCAAGGCTCACCCTTCGCGATATTGGGCTAAAGAAATGACCCAAGAAGGCTTCTGCCCCACCTGCGACCAGCCCCTTAGCGAGCCCTGGGGGCTGGAAATTCCCTTCAAACGCAAGGTCATTTGGCGGGGTCAACTCTTGCCCTTGAGTGGGCAGAATGTCTTAGTTCTTTGGATCCTTCGTGATCAGTTAGGCAATTTAGTCACCTACGAAGTCATTTCCAAGTACATCTGGGGCAAACGAGGCGCCCCAGCCCATCAGCGGGACATCATGCGCAAGCATGTTGACAAAATCCGCCTAGTGTTCCTCGCCCACGACGTGCCATTCAAGATAATCACCTTTCGGGGCGAGGGCTTCACCATGCTTCCAAAGGAGCACGCTCATGGAACTGTTTGAACCAATCGCCTGGATCGTCCTAACCCTTGCCTTCCTCACCGGCCTGTTCCTGGCCATAGACCCGGAGGCCCCCAATGGCCGTGCCCACTGAGACCGAGATCTACGACGCCCTTATCTACCATGTTAGGCAAAGCGCCGAGCAATGTCGGCGCATGGCCATGGCCCAGCGGGAGGACCAATACCCGATGTGGATGAAAATCGCCTCGAACCTGGATCGGACCGCGGACCATATCATCAAGCTTCACGGCTCGCGGGTGGCCATCGCCCTGGGAAAGGCCAACTGATGCCGAAGCTCACCATCGTTTGGGACCCCGAAGGCCTAATTGGTCGTGATCCCCAATGGGAACAGGCCCAGCATCGTCGAGGGGTTCGCTTTGCCGACCTCGACGTTACCAACGACATCGAAAACATCGACCGTTATCACATTGCCCGGCGCTTGGCCGAGCTACTTCTGGAGCAACTGCCATGACCGTTGAAGAACTCTTCTGCGAACGCAACATGGTTATTCTGGCCCTGATCATCCTTGTGGCCTTCATGTGGAGCGGCCAATGACCTGGGTTGTTAGAGCCTATCTATGGACCAATGGCCAAACCATGGCCTTTGACGACAAAGGCCAGCAAGTCCCTGAATACCAAGGTGAAGGCATGGTGATGGTCCCTAAGCTTCGTAAGGACTTCCCAGACCTGCTCATCGAAGGCGTTGATTGGGCAACCGACATGGCGAGGATAATCAAATGACCGCCGGCTCCATTGACGACCACCTCGGCTCCTCAATCGAGCTAGCCCGCCTGATCGAGCAGTTCCCATCCTTCGGCGATTACCTGGCCCAGGCCGAGGACTTCGACCTCAACACCGAATACGACTGCCCCTTCGTCGGGGGCATTACTGATGATGGGCAAACCCCTCTCGGTGATAGGCACTTCAATTGGGACTGGAACGGCCTGATCATCAAGCCTTGCATTCGAGAGCACGAGTGCACTGAATGGGGCCTTCGGGAGTTCTGTCGAATTGGGGTGGACTATGAGAAGGATCCAAGGGGCCATCGCTTGGCCAACCGAGCTGAGCTAGATGAGCTAACTCGCCAGCTCTATCTCCAACAAATCAACGACGAGCGGAGGTCGATGAACGAGAAAGAACTCTGGGAAGCCTACGACGCCTTCATTGATCCACAAGTGAAGGGAGTGGAAGGCGAAAAGATCACCCTGATCCACCCCCAGCTAGCCCTCTACCCCTACAAAGGCACTCCACTCTACGACAAGTTGGTTAAACTCCTAGCAAAGGACAATACCTGATGCACCCAACCCCCGAGCAAGAAACCATCGTCGACTTCGCTTGCACCCGACAAGACAACCTCATCATAACGGCCCTGGCTGGGGCAGCCAAGACCACCACTCTTCAAATGATTTGCAAGGCCCTTCCTCCCAAGCCGATCCTATCCCTGGCCTTCAACAAGCGGATTGCCGAGGAAATGGCCAAGCGCCTGCCCGGGCACGTCAAGGCCCAGACCATGAACTCGATCGGCCATGGGGTCTGGGGAGCGGCCACTGGCAGGCGCCTCAATGTGGATCGGGACAAGATGCGATCAGCGCTCAAAGAACGCATCAACGAGGCGCCCAAGTCCGAGCGGGAGGACCTGAACGACCACTGGATCGACATCATGCAAGCCTGTAGAGAGGCCAAGATCCAGGGGTACATTCCCCCAAAGATCTCCCACGTCAACGGCCTGATCACTCGTGAGGACTTCTATGCCAGCCTTGAAGAAGAACTCCCCGCCCACATCGAAAAGCTCGTCGACCTCATCCTCACCGACTCAATCGCCCTTGCCTATTCAGGAACGATTGACTTTGACGACCAGATTTACATGCCCACACTGTTCGGAGGATCATTTCCTCGTTATCCACTGGTCATGGTCGATGAGGCACAAGATCTTTCCCCGCTTAACCATGCAATGCTATCGAAGCTGGCACTCCAGCGCTTTATTGCCGTGGGAGATCCCTATCAGTCTATCTACGGTTTCCGCGGCGCTGTGGCCGATGGCATGGATCACCTTAAAACGACTTTTTCAATGACGGAGCTTGGCCTCAGTGTTTCATTCAGATGCCCCGAGAGGATTGTCCTCCAAGCCCGCAAGCGGGTCCCACACATGCAGTGGTTCAAATCAGGCGGCCACTTTGCAGAACTTCCCTGTTGGAACCTGCAGAGTTTTACCCCAAACCATGGAGGAACTGCTATCATCTGCCGGAACAATGCTCCTTTGTTCAAGCTTGCCTTGGAGCTTCTACGTGCTGGGAAGGGAGTACATCTGGTTGGTACTGATCTCGGCCCTAATCTCGTTAAGCTGCTCCGCAAGCTTGGGCCCGAAAGCCTGACCAATGCCCAGACCCTCCAAGCGATCGACCGATGGCAAAGCGAAAAGCTCGCCAAGTCTCGGAACCCAGGTGGCGTCATCGACCGTGCTGACTGCCTGCGTGTCTTTGCCGGATTTGGAAAATCCCTTGGCGAGGCAATCGTGTATGCTGAGCATGCCTTTGCCAGTTCAGGATCCATTCAACTTCTCTCTGGACATAAAGCTAAGGGTGGAGAATGGGAAACTGTGTACCATCTCGATCCCTGGCGGATCCCGAGTAAGTGGGCGCATCGGGGCGAAGCGGTCACCCAAGAGCTTAACCTCGAATATGTCATCACGACCCGGAGCAAAGACAAGCTCTTCGAGGTGAATGCCCAGGATATGGAGGCCTTTGATGTTGAGCGGGTATGATCTCGACACTGAGGAGTTAATGAATCAGGCCGTGGACAGCCCCAAAGGCCTTCGGGTCTGGTTCCACACCCAAGGCGATTGCAAGCAGTTCCTATGGCGGTGCTATGCCAAACGTAGACGTGATCGCGAAGACCAGTTGGAGATAAATCTAGCAGGGAGATCGGCCCGGGACCTATCCGCACAGGAGCGCCGCCTGATGTGTAAGAGCGAATACGACATCCTAACCTTTCACTACTACAAAGAGGAGGATAGATGGTGGCTTCAGATTGAAAAAGCCGACAATAACCTGGAGGGCCGAATTGAACTGCTCTGAGAGGAATTTTCTTCTGCTCGGACCAATTTAATTCTTGACATTCGGCCTAAAGTATGTTACGCTGGGTAACACTGGAGAAGCTAATGCTAGTCCTGCCAGAAGAGGCCATTGATATTACCTTCGACTGCTTCCGCCAAGGGATTTATTTCCTAATCGAAAAGGGCGAAGTAGTCTACATTGGGCGCTCCAAAAATGTTATGCATAGAGTTATGCAGCATCGACACCATTATAATCAGAAAATGCAGGGAAGCTCTGCCGAAGAGGCCAGCAGACCAGCCATAAAGTTTAGTCGGGTGGCATTTATTCATGAACCCAGTCAGAATAGAAGAATAGCCTTGGAAGCAGCTCTAATCGTAACCTACCAACCAAAATATAACCAGAAATTCCTTGGAGCTAGCCTAGAAAAATTCGATGCGAGAGCCTTACTAGAACGCATAGGACTAGCTAGACAGGATGAGTAAATGGGAACACATCTGGCACCTAGCCCTAGCCTCTCCCCTCGGGGTAAAGGTCGTGGTCGAAGACCTCAACTACGCGAAGGCCAAGCTCTATGCGTCGCGTCCGTCGAGTAACTGGTCCATACGGGTTTCGCCAACGGAAGAGAGAACTCTCCTCTTGGTTAGAGAAGGTGAGGGCGGAGCCGGAGATTATCCCGATTATCCGCCATAGGCATAATCTCCCCACCATCATCATGACCTGTGACCAATACAAGCACGAGGTGTCGGAAAAGCTGATGAAAATGGTCGACCGGCTCGGCCCAAAGGGGCGCCAACATGTTTATGAAACCGCTGATATCCAAGGTGCCCAATGGATCAAAGAATAGTTCTTGAGCTTCACCCTGGTGACCTCGACAGGCTCGAACGCCTGTTTCCAACCAGGGCGGCCATGGAAGTCATCAGGACCCTCGTTCACGACTACATCAAGCAAGTGGAGATCATCCGGCATGAGCGAAGAACTTCAACTGGACCAGGCGACCTGCGATCTAAGCCTACTGTTCAGCGTCGACCCCCTAAAGCTAAGCCAGCAGGGCTTGGAGCGGATCATAGCGGAGCAGAGGCGCCAAGCCCTGTTAGTGGCCCAAGGCGGAACCCCCCAAAGAGCCGGAAAGCCAAGGCTGGAGGGGGGAATCAGTCTTAAGGACATTGGCTTGAAAAAACCAAAGGCCTAATCCATGGGCCGTCCTCCCTCTCCAGAGCCGTACAAGGGCTTCAACGTTTATGTCTACGCTCGCCACCTTGCGTGGCTGGGCAACCATTGGGACGACATTGCGGGTTATGCCAAGCTAGCCTCGGAGCGCTGCACATGAGCGAAGAAGCCCCTTCACCATTCCTCGAAGGCACCAACATCCAATACGCCTGGGACTCCACCTCCCTTGGCTATCTCAAGCAGTGCCCTCGCAAGTACTACTACACCATGATCGAGGGCTGGCGTGGCAAAGGCGAGGCCGTGACCCTGAAGTGGGGCCAGGAGTATCACCACTCCCTGGAGTACTATTACAAGCTCATGGCCATGAGGGAGCCCCACACGCCCTTCACCCATGATGAGGCCTTGAGAATAGTCGTCATGGATGCCTTGCTCAGGACTTATCCTTGGCCCTTCGAGGATCGAAACTGGAGCAGGGAGAACCTGATCCGGTCAATTGTCTGGTACCTAGACGAGCACGAGCACGATGCTTGCAAGACCGTGATGCTCGCCAACGGCAAACCAGCGGTCGAACTTAGCTTTCAGATGCAGTTGGACTTTGGGCCCTCATGGAGACCAAGACCAAATGTTGCAGAGCTTGAGGCCATGCTAAATAGCGAAGAAGATGTAGCCATTACCGTCAATCCAGACGGTAGCATATCTGCTGAAGGGGTCACTGGTCAACCCTACATCCTCTGCGGTCACCTCGACCGAGTGGTTGACTTCGGCGGCCACCCCTTCGTGATGGATCATAAATCCACCAAGAGCACTGTCAGTGCTGATTTCTTCGCCCGCTTCGACCCAGACAACCAAATGTCGCTCTACACCATCGGCGGCCAAGTCATCTTCGACACCCCAATCCGAGGGGTCATCATCGACGCCGCCCAGATCGCCGTTGGCTTCACCCGGTTCACCCGCGGGTTTGTCTATCGCACCCATGGACAGCTTGAGGAATGGCTTGGGGATCTCCGCTTCTGGCTGGCCCAAGCCGAGAACATGGCCATGGCCAACTACTGGCCCATGAACGACAAGGCCTGCTTCCTTTGCAACTTCAAAAGCGTTTGCTCCAAGGACCCGTCCGTGCGCCAGAGGTTCCTTGAAGCGGATTTTAGGAGGGAGCAGTGGAATCCGCTCAAGGTTCGCTGACCGACGACCAACTAATCGAGCGCCTTCGCCACCAAGCCTCGATCTGGTTTAAGAACGATGACATCGTTCTCCTCGAAGACTTCATCCGGAGGTTCAACAAATGCCGTCGCTCGATCAGCTCAACGCCCGCCCCTTCACCCGAGTCCTCATCCTAGGAGACTCTGGCTCAGGAAAAACCGGATGTCAAGCCTCCCTCGTGAAAGCCGGCTACGATCTCTTTCTCTTGGACATGGACAATGGCTGGGAACCCCTCGCGAACGCGGTTAAGGAAACTTGCCCAGAGCGCCTATCGTCGGTTCAAGTCGAGACGTTTAGGGACAAGATGCAGAGCGGGCCGTTTGGCCCGGCCTTCGAAGGCATCCCAAGCGCCTATGTCGGGGCCACCAAGCTACTTGATAAGTGGGGTGAATTTGGGCCTCCTTCTAGGTTTGGGCCTGAGCGGATTCTCTCACTGGATTCGCTCACTCATTTTTCCAATGCGGCCCTGAATTACCAATTCGCCATGAACCCATCAGCCGGCCAAAAGGGCGGGCCCGACCCACGCACCCTCTACGGCGCGGCCCAGCAAGGGATCGAAAAGATCTTCAACTGGCTGACCGCTGATTGGTTCCAAACCAACGTCATCGTCACGGCCCACATTCAGTTCACCGAAATGCTAGATGGGAAACTCCGGGGGATGCCCATCTCAGCAGGCCAGGCCCTGAGCCCAAAGATCCCCACCTACTTCAACACCATTCTCTTATGTAGAAGCGAACCTGGAGGACGCCGCTTCATCCACACTGTCGGAGACGCAATGATTGACCTGAAGTCCCCTGTGAAGTTGGAGAACAAGTACCCAATCGACACAGGGCTCGCCACCATCTTTGAGATCCTGAAAGGACAAGCCACATGCGCACCGAAGACATCGCTCGCGTCGCCCACTCCGCCGATCGTGCATACACCCAAGTTACCGGCGGGCAGCCTTCGCCCCATTGGGACTCCCTCGTTGAAGCAGATCGCCAAGCCCTGATCGAGCAGGTGAAGGAGCTGGTCGAGAAGGGCGAAGACGCGGCCTATGACGACCATCCCAGCCACACGGACCATGTCCAGGACGTCAGGGGCCAGCTCTTCCACAACATCGTGGTGAGCTTGATGAGCCATGGGGATAAGGTGGAGGGTGAGGCCAATGGCTGACTGGGACATCGGCGAAGTAGTTCGCCTACTCCTTGCGGGCCACCGAGCAGCCCGCAAGGGCTGGAATGGCAAGGACATGTATATCGAACTGCAGGTTCCTGACCAGCACTCGAAGATGACCTTGCCCTACATCTTCATGCGGACGGCCCAGGGCGACCTTGTGCCCTGGGTGGCTAGCCAGACCGACATCCTCGCTACTGACTGGGAGATCTTCCGCCGCCATGACTGACCACCAGCCCCTCCCAGTCCAAGGCTACACCGCCCAACCCCAAAGTGCAGTGGACACCGTCAACGTCCACAAAACACAGGAGGAACTCCTACTCAGAATGCTTGACACCTACAAAGAGGATCCCAAGCTTGATCAGCACTGGCTGGCCATCGCACGGACCCACTTTGAACACGCTTGGATGGCACTCAACCGGGCGGTGTTCAAGCCTGAACGGATCACGCTATCCCACGACACACCTAGGAACGAACCATGAACGACAATCCTTCCTTCGCCTCTGTTCTCGACATGCCCGCCGACCAGATCGAGCGGCCAAAGCCCTTGCCACCTGGCACCTATCTCTGGGCCATCGAAGGCCGCCCCGAGCACACCAAGAGCAAGAACAAGGGCACCGACCAGATCAACTTCATCCTGATCTGCCTCGGGCCCGCCGAAGACGTGGACGCCAAGCTCCTGGCTGAGGCCGGCGGCTGGCAGGGCAAGAAGATGCGCATGACCTTCTGGCCCACCGAGACCGCGGCTTATCGCCTGCAGGAGTTCATCCGGGACGATCTCCAGATGGATCTCACGGGCAAGACCCTGCGGGAGCTGCTCGACGAGACTGCAGGCATGCAGTTCGCGGGCCACGTCAAGCACGAGATGATCACCAAGGACGGCCAGGGGCGGCCCATTGCCGAGCCCTGGGTGAAGGCCGAGATCGACACCACAGCGCCCTTGAGCCGTGACTAGGAAGATCTGCATAGTAGGTGAGTGCTGGGGCGCTCACGAAGAACAAGCTAGGGCTCCCTTCATGGGCCCTAGCGGTTTCTTGCTGACCCAGATGCTAAACGAAGCAGGAATAAATCGAGTAGATTGCTTCCTCACCAACGTCATCAACCAAAGGCCCCCTGACAATGACTTCACCGCTTTCTGCTGTCCTAAGAGTGAAGATCAGCTTGGATTTCCGCCTGTCTTCACCGGATGCTACCTTCGTCGAGAATTCCTTCCTGAGCTTAACCGACTCGCGAGCGAGCTTCGAAGAGAAGCTCCGAATCTTATTATCACTACTGGAAATGTCCCAACCTGGGCATTACTTGGAAGCGGAAATATCACAAAACTTCGAGGTACCATTGCCGCCGGAACATCCGGGCCTGTGGGATCGGCCCTTGAAAGGTGCGGAATCATCCCAAAAGTTCTCCCGACGATTCACCCCGCAGCCATCATCCGCCAGTGGAAGTGGCGAGCCGTCACAGTCCTCGATTTCGCCAAGGCTCGCCGAGAGGCTGAATTCCCCGAGATCTTGAGGCCCGAGCGCCAGATTTTCATAGCCGAAACCCTGGATGATTTGGAGTGGTTCTATGACAGATACATCGACGGAGCAACTCTCATTGCTCCAGACATTGAGACTAGTGGAGACCAGATTACGTGTATTGGCTTCGCGGTATGCCCCCAAGTGGCGTGCGTCGTGCCTTTCGTTGACAACCGACGAGCAGATCGAAGTTATTGGCCTAGTCACAAAGCTGAACTCCACGCTTGGCGATTTGTCCAAAGAGTGCTCCACCATCCTGCGAGAAAAATATTCCAAAATGGGATGTACGACATCGCCTTTCTCTGGCGAAGATACGGATTGACTGTCAGGAACCCCGGGGAAGACACAATGCTGATGCATCATGCCCTTCAGCCAGAGAGCAAGAAGGACCTGGGGTTCTTGGGGAGTGTTTATACCAATGAGCCGGCTTGGAAGATGATGAGGCAAAGGGGCAAGGCCACCATAAAGAGGGATGACTAATGCACTTAGGAACCAAAAGCGTCCTCTACGGCGCCCACCAATTCGCCATCCACCCCTGGTTTGTGGCCGCAGCCTGGACCAAGCTCTATGGGTTCCCCAAAGACCCGCGCCTGTGGATTGCATTCTTCGTACACGACCTGGGCTACATCGGTAAGCCCAACATGGACGGCCCTGAGGGTGAGCAGCACCCGTACTTGGGGGCCAAGATCATGAAGGTCTTCGGCCAGGAGTGGTACGATTTCTGCCTTTATCACTCAAGGTTCCTGGCCAAGCAGCATGATAAGCCATTCTCCCGCCTCTGTGTGGCCGACAAGCTCTCGATCTGCCTAACCCCCAGTTGGCTCTATCTCCCAGCCGTGCGCCTAACCGGCGAAGTGCAAGAATACATGAAGCACGCCTACGAAGGCAAATACGTGACCATGAACATCCCAATAGCCAGCCAAAGGGCTTGGTTTGAGGGGGTTAAGGACTATCTCCGCCGCTGGGTTGACGAGCACAAGGATGGCCGCCAAGACACCTGGACCCCAACTGAGCGATCACCAATCAATGTCGAGGGCGTCTGGAAGTGAAACTCATCCAAACTTCCTCCATCGGCCCCCAGACCGCTCGCTCCCCTGAGGGCCTCTGGATTTATAATGGTCTTGATTGTGCAGTTACCCACGAGGTCTTTGGTGTTCTCAACTCGCAACTTGATAGCATATCACGAGCTACTTATGAGTTTAGTCGACAGCTCCAGGCCCCGGTCCTCGAGATGGGGCTCCGTGGGGTTAAAGTTGATCAGCGCCGGCGTCGAGAAGTCATTGCCATACTATCGGATCGTCTTGACCAGCTCGAAGCCCAACTCAACCGCCTCGTCCAGGAAGGCTGGGGCTACATCGGCTTTTCCTACTCCAGCCCCGCCAAAGTCAAGGACCTCCTCTATGACTACCTCAAGCTCCCGCCGGTCCTCAAAGACGGCCAGCCAACCACAGATCGAAATGCTCTCGAAAAGCTTGAGGCTTACAATATCGCCCGACCTATCCTTTCTCATATCAAGTCCTGCCGGGATCTCGCCAAAACTATATCAACCCTACGGACCGAAATTGATACTGATGGTCGGATCAGAACGAGTTACAATATCGGTGGAACAACCACCGGAAGATTCTCCAGCTCTTTCTCAATCTACGGAACCGGAACCAACCTCCAAAACATAACCGAAGAGGTCAGGAGTATTTTCATTGCTGACGATGGCATGAAGCTGGCCTCGATTGACCTCAAGAGTGGGGACGCCTTCATTGTGGGGGCCCTGGAATGGAACCTCTTCCGGGACGGAAAGTACCTCGATGCCTGCGAGAGCGGAGACATCCACACCGCGGTGGCCAAGATGGTCTGGCCCAACCTACCTTGGACTGGCGATCTTAGGCAAGATCAAATCATCGCCGAGCGCCCTTACTATCGACATCATACTTACCGTTTTATGTGCAAGAAACTCGGCCACGGATCGAACTACGGTGGCAAACCTTATACGCTCTCTCAGCAATCCCAAATTGAAATTTCCTTGGTTAGTGATTTCCAACCCAAGTATTTCAGGGCGTTTCCTGCCCATCTTCGTTGGCAAGGCTGGACCGAAGCCCAGTTGAAGACCAAGGGCTACCTCATCTCACTCATGGGGCGCCGCCGTTGGTTCTTTGGAAGAAGAACCGAACCCGACACCATACGAGAGGCCCTGGCTTATGACCCACAGGGCTCGCTCTCGGACATTCTCAACCGTGGGCTCCTCAACGTCTGGAGAGCCTCAATTAGAGGAGCCCCTTGGCAAGTCCTTTTGCAAGTCCATGACTCCCTTGTGATCCAATACCCGGAGGAACTAGAAGATGAGGTCATACCCGAACTACTCCAACTCATGGCGATCCCAATCGACTTGGCCCACCAGCGCCAGATCTGCATCCCATGCGATGTAAAGGTCGGCTGGAACTGGGGCGAGTTCGACGAGGATAACCCTGATGGTCTCAAAAAATACAGGCCAGGGGCTGACACCCGGCGGCGAACGCCTTTTACCCACGTCCTGGATCGAGTGCTTTGAAGCTTACCTCGAGCCCACCTCTTCACCATCCTTGTTTAGGAGATGGGCCGGGATTTCGGCTATTGCAGGAGCGTTACAGCAGAAAGTCTGGTCATACACATCTGACTTTATCTACCCTAACCTCTACGTGGTCCTCGTGGGCCCATCAGGTGTCGGTAAGACAAGAGCCATTAAGCCAGTTGCTAAAATGTGGCGGGAAATCGACGCTCTCAGTGTTAGTCCTAATTCCCTCACCAAGGCAAGTTTGATCGACTCCCTAGCGGAGTGTCGGCGAGATATAGTGAATCATGCCCGAACCCCACCGCTAACCCAGTTCAATTCCCTCCTTTGCCCCATCACGGAGCTGGATGTTCTGTTGAAGAGCTATGACACCGAGTTCATGTCGGTGCTCACGGATATTTACGATGTGGTGCCCTATGAAGAGCGCCGAAGGGGCAAGGACCTGCACATCAAGATCGACCGGCCCCAGCTCAATATCCTGGGCGGCACCACCCCTGCGGCCCTTTTTAGGTTCATGCCCGATGAGGGCTGGGAAATGGGCTTTGCTTCCAGGACTATTCTCATCTTCAGTGAAGAGGCCTCCCAACAGCCGATCTTCTCCGGGAATATCCAGGGCTCTGAACGGCTCTATGAGCGCCTCTTGCATGATTTGAAGCTCATCAGCGCCGACGCTTTCTTCGGCCAAATGGTCTGGGACTCCAAAGCCATTGACCGGCTCGAAGACTGGAAGCGCTCTGGCAGCCGCCCAGAGCCAACCCATCCAAAACTCGTGAGCTACAACAGTCGAAGGGTGGCCCACCTACTCAAGCTCTCGATGATTGCTAGTGTTAGCCGAGGGAGTGACTTCAAGATCACCGAAGGGGATTACGAAGTGGCCCTTGGCTGGCTCATTGAGGCCGAGATGTATATGGAAGACATCTTCGTCGCCAAGACTTCAGGCGGGGATACCAAGCATATTGACGACTGTGTTCACTTCATCATCGGCCTTTGGCGAAAGGATCAGCGGCCGGTGCCTGAGCAACGAGTACAGAGATTCCTGGGCCAGAAGGTGCTCTCCATACATATCCGCTTCGTGATCGATGCCATGATAGCATCGGGGCGGGTTCAAGTCCGCCCCGATCCCAAGAACCCAGAGTACCGGCTGTTCTTGCCCAAGCTCAACGGGAAAGCCTAGGCTCTTCTCGGCCTTCCTTCAGGCCTTCGGCGTGCGATGCCTGCTTGACTTCCCTAACCAGCTCATCTTTCATCGAGTTGGTCGCCCTGTGGACCTGTTCAATCTTGCGGTTGTTCCAGAAGGTCAGAAGCGCCGTTGCGAACAGTAGGACCGAATTGAGCACTGGTATCCAATCACCCATCACCGCCTCACGAACTTGCCCTTGACGACCACCCCAGCCACCATGGGCACTGGCCGAGCACTGGAACTCAAGGCGGCCACCCCAACCGGAGCGGGAGCGGTGACCGCGGTGCAGATGGCATTAGCCACCGCCTCGGCGGTCTGGATCAACGGATCTCCAGCCCGAATGATATTCGCCACCGTGTTGATGGTCGGCTGATAGCCGCAGTAGGCCACCGCGTATTTCCGGGCCGTGGCCACAATCGTGTCAATGGTCGCCTGGGTCTGGGCCGCGCACCCACTGAGGTGGAGGGCCACTAGGGAAACTGCAAGCACCTTACGCATTGGGCACCACCTTTGGGCTGGGCTGGGCCGAAGCCGTGGCCGGGTCAGTTATGATCTTCTTCACTTCCGGCAAGGCGGCCACTGAAGCGATTCTGGCCGAGGTTCGAGCCGTCCAGTAACCCCAGATCAGCGGGCCAACCGCTGCGATGAGCCCAACCGCCATTGTGGCGAAGTCATTGCTCCACCACTTATGGGCCACTCCGAACCCCAGGGCGAACATCGCCAGCTGGCGAATTAGACTCATTACCTGATCGTAGTTCATTGCCTTCTCCTTTCACCATGGTTAGCGCTACTTTCTCCACGTCATTAGCACGGTTGAGCCAGCCCTTCTGGAAGTATGGATGGTGCAAGGCGCGGTAATGAGCACGAAGCTCTTCAGTGATCGTCTCGATCAGGTCATGGGCCTTGGCGTTGGTCCCCTCCCTGGCCCCAGCCTTGGCGAACAGCCTTGAGGCCTCTCCAGTGCCACAGTTCACCCCGATGTTGAACCACATTAGGTCCAGGCCCGGGGCCAGGCCCGGGCAGTGGGGTAGCCAATAGCTGATCCGGTAGATGTCCTGAATGTCATCAATCGAGGCGTGCCATACATCCAGACGTCGGCGCCCAGCAAGATCGAGATAGGCGTTGAATTCGTGCTGAGTGATCCCTCTGGAAGTGCGGCCGCCTGGGTCCCTTGGATCATCATCGTTCCCGCCTTCCCACTTGAGGATCTCGTTTAGGCAGAAGTGGAAGTTCCTTTCAGTCATCGCCCTGGTCCTTTCGTTGTTCCATAGCGGAGTGCCCTGGCCGCTTGGCCCAGGTTCCTGACGTGTTCCTTGCCCTGCGAATAGTTAATCGCGAACTGGCCCCAGCGCCCAGCTTGGGTCCCGCCAATGCCCCAGAGAGTGCCCACGGCTGTCGAAGCGTGCTGGAACCATTTCGGCCCATGGAAGAGCCCGTGCTTTTCAATGTCCTTGGCCACATCGGTGATGGCCTTGTAGTCGGTATTTAGGAGGGACGAAGTTGGGTCTTGGCCGCTCACTAGGGCCTGGACCAAGTCCCTAGCCCCAATCCAGCTGGCGCTCACCTGCTTCAACAAGGCCTTGCCCACCAATTTGGCCCAGCTCTCGTGCTTGTCATTGCTCAGGGGGGTCACGAGTTCTTCCACCACCGCGGGGAAGATCACGTAGTAGAAGAGTTTCGAGGTAAGCATGGGCACATCTTTGAGGGCCCCGGCTCGGTCCCCTTCCTTAAGCTTGCCCAGGGCGTCCCCGGCCTTCCAGACCATGTCCACTTGACGATTTAGGATATGGTTGAAGAAGCCATAGAGCGAAGCCACCCACTTCATGGCCTCGCCCCCTCTTTGAACCCGAGCCCGGTCCGTTATCCCAACTGAGCCATGGGCCTGGCGCACTGATTTCTCGGCAATGTACACTGCATCCGAATGGCTCTCCCCCTCTAGCATTGCTTTCTTGTAGGCGGCCAGCCAAGTGGGCACGGCCGAGAACATGTCGCTCTTGCCCACCCCATAGGCGCCCAGCCGGATCCACTTGTCCCGCCAGCTCTCACTTTCCTTCAAGGCCGTGTCGTGGCCCACCGCAATGGTCTCGGTCCAGTTCCGCATCCGGTGTTGGAGTTCCTGGGAGTTATCCATCGCGAACTTGGCCGACGAGTCGGCTCGTCCAGCGGTGCCGGTGATATCTCGAAGGGCCTCCATGAAGTTGGCGGCCCCAACCTGGTTCAAAGAATTAAGGAAGGCCGTGGGCCCGTGCTTGAGGATAGTCCCAGGATTGAAACCCACAAGAGTCGCCACGGTATTTTGTCGGAACCAAGCGGACCACTCAGCAAACCGTTTGCCCACATCATCGGTGGCGTTTCGATAGCTGGCAATATCTTTGAGCCACGGGTTGATAAGGTCTCGATAGTCAGGGCCGAAGTGCTTTGCAATAGCCGCCCTGACGTCCTTATGAGAGAGGAGCTTCTGAGCATTGATCAAGGCCTCCCGAAAGGCAATATCGTGAATGATCTGCTTGAACTTCTGAGGCATCACGTCTAGGTTCAAGTCAATGGGCGCCACGTAGCCTGTACGCTTGATGGTGTAGCCCTTCGGCGTCGTGGCTTTGTAGTATCCGTCTTTTTCGAGAGGATCCCGTTCAATTCGTTGCTTGATGTCACTCCGTACAGGATCATAGACGAGAGGATAGTAGCCACCCTTGTACTGTTTAAAAGGCGTGTCGACCGGACGATGTTCGATGCTCTCAGGGGCGATCCCGCTGAGGCGTCGGTACATTTGATCGGACTCGCTTTTGAGTCGGGCAAAAGTGTCCCAGATTCCTTGGACATAATCCCAATCCCCTTTCGTGGCGTGCCGATGGACAAAGTCCCAAATCATCTGGGGGTTATCGATCTTATACCCCTTGGCCAGCTTCATGAGGTTGCTTTCGTTCCCCATGTTCAGCATCACGGCCCTGAGATTCTTCCGGGTGAAGCCGGGGAGCGGGTCCCCGGTCATCGGGTCCATGAACACGGTGTTTTCCAAGACCTTGTTCAGGTCATGGCCATAGTCCTTCAGCGTCGAGAGCCTGCGCCCGATTTCCTTCTCCAGCCCATATTCATGGTTCTTGGCCTCACTCAGGGCCCGATAGGCATAGCTGTTGAACACTCCATGCGGGTCATCCCGGTCCCACCGGTCGAAGAGCTGTTCCATCTTCAAGTGGGCGGCCAGGACCACTGAGCCCAAGTCCCGAAGCTTCCTCTTGCCCAGAGGCCGGATCTTGGCCTTGAAGGTCTCCATCTGCTCCACAGCCTTGGTGGCCACTTCCCCTATCTCAGCCGCATTCTGGCCCCTGAAGATCTTGTTCTCCAGGCGCCCGTTATGGGCAAGGCTCTGCAAAGAGTCGTGAACGGCCCGGAACTCCCAGGCCTGGAGTTGGTCCATAGGGGTCCGGAAGTTCTGGTTGTAGAGTTCGTCCCAGACCGAGACCTCCTTGTATTCGCCCAGCTTCTCAGAAACAAACTCTTGAAGGGTCTTGCCCCCTAGCTCGGTGCTCAGATCTTGAACACTTCGCTTAACCCGCTGGCCCACCTGGAGCATGATTTGATGAATGAAGTTGGTGTACTCCTGGCCCACCCCGGTCACTTCCCGAGAGGCAAACCGCTTCATGAAGGCCGTGGCCTTGTCGTATTCCTTCAGGAGCTTTTTCGATTCCTTGGCAATGAGAAACGAGAGCTGTTGCCTCTGCTTCTGGCGAAGCGCTTCAGCTGGGTCACCCTTCAATAGGGTCAGCTCAGCCGCCCGACCGGCCTTGCCTGCGTTCTGGAGATGGCCTTCAAGATCAATCGCGGCCTCAACTGGAATGAAGTCGAACTTGTCCTTAACCCAGGCCTTGAGTTCATCCCCCTTGATCGGCGGCTCTTGAAGCCCATGCTGGACGGCTAGGATCTGGATCTCCTGGGCCAGCAAATCGCTCTGGGCATCGTTCGTCACATGGTCTCGAGCATCCTGGAGAATGTTCTCTTCCAGGTTCCCGAACCGGCGCTCCATCTGGCGCTCAACCTCCCGCTCAATGAGCCCTTTCTCATAATCGGCCTTGGGCATCTTCTTCCGGGCGTTCTGCAGGATCGAGAGGTTGTTCATCATGGCTTCCCCGGAGGTATAGCCGAAGAGGCCCGCGATCTGGTCAGGGTCCACCCCGTTCTTGCCAATGTATGGATCTAGATCCTTTCGCAGGGCCTCTGGAACCTTCTTTCCATCAAGCTTGAACCCACCCCGGGATTTGCCAAGCATATTATCGGCCAAGAGATCGGGCCGGTTTTGAACATTCTGGGTGACCTCGTCCCGAACTTCCTTTTCTTTGGCCCTCCACTCCTTCGATAGCTTCTTCTCAGACTTCCTGAGCTGATACTCGAGGTCTTCCTTCTTAACCGCCTCGATGGCCTTCAAGTAGTTCTTATACTGGGCCTCGGTCATGCCAAAGGTCTTGGCCTTATCCACTAGCGGCGGCTCTTGGGCCATTTCCTGGTTGTAGATACTGCCCTCAGGCTGCCGAGTCGGCTCACGGGCCCCAACCTCACCACTCTCGATCCGGCGGAAGATCTCATTCGCATCAACTGGGCCGCCAAAGAATTCGGAAAGGGCGTCCCTAACCCGTTTGAGGAACTCCTTAATACGGTCGAAGACCCCTCCAGCCACATGGGGGCCGCCGTTCCAGTGGCCAAACTCTTCAGCAATGGACTCTTCAAGCTTTAGGCCTAGGGACGCCCCTTGGTAACGGTCATCAATATTGTGCCTGGTGATCCAGTCTTCCCGCCTGGAGGTCTCTTCAAGAACACTCCACTCCCGCTCCGTGATGAAGCCAACCTGTCGAAGGTAGTGAACCACCTCGTGCCGGCCAGTGGTGATTGAGTCTTCCCCACGAGCGGCCCAAGCAACCACCGACTTTAGAGTCTCGGGATCGATAGTGAAAACTCCACGAACAATTCGGTCCTTTGCAGTGACGTACTCATATCCGCGAATGTCGGCTCGAGGGGCCATCTTCTGTAGAATGTCATTGATCGGCCCCTGCATTTCCTCGGTCAGGCGGTTCCAGCCCTTGGCCGTGCCACGGGCCAGCAGCTGCTCAGGGGTGCCCAAGCCTTTAAGCATATCGCTGGCGGTCTCGGCCACATCCCACCCGTAGGCCGAGGCGAAGTCCTTCATTTTACCCAGGGTGAGCTTGTTGATGTCGAGGGTGATCTTTTCCCCCATCTTCCCAGTGACGGCCCTGCCCCCAGTCACCCTGAAGCCCGTGACCCGTTCAAGTTCAGGATAGTGTCTCTTCAGTTGATAGGCCATATCCCGAACAATGGTCGGGCCCCAGAGGTTGGCCCCCTTCCAGTCATGGGTCTGGATGCCCTCCACATAGAACTCTTTCCCGTCCTTGGACAGGCCCCCAACCATGTCGCCCACCCGACTGCCCGCGGAATGGAGTTCGAAAGTGTCGTAGCCTTCGAAGTCCCGATTGATGTGCTTGAGTTCAATCGGCGCCCCGCGGGCTTCGAAGATCGGTTTTAGATGAGCCTCGGCCCGGGCCCTGGCGATCTCGTTCTCGTGGGTGATCTCGATCTTTGAGGGGTCGAAGACCACGTAGTTGTAGGTGGCCTCTTCGGCGGACTTAGCCCCCTGAAGCCGCCCACGCTCCTCGTCGAGATCCATCAACTGAAGCCCGATGGGCCCGCGAGCCAAAGTCGCAGTGCTGGGTTGGGCTTCTTCCTTTTTTAGGAACTCGATATCGTCCTCAATGCCTTTCAGCCGCGCCTCGATCTCAGCTCGGGTCTTGAGCCCTCTAGAGCCTTGATCGAGATAGCGGTTCCCAGCGATACCAGCCTCCTTTAGGGCCTTGGAGGCGGCCTCCCTATCAGGAGTGGAAAGTAGGCTATAGAGGACCTTGCCGTGGCTATGCTCATGCTTTGAAGTGTCCAGTACCTTCTTCAAGGTCTCTTGAACATATGGACTCTGCTCACTCAGCCGTTTATCCCAATCAAGAAAATGCTCTGGCTCGGCATCGATGCGAACGCGATAGAGGGAGCCCACCTTGTACTTGTCTTTGGCCTGATTTATTAATTCTTCATGCTGTTTTGATAAATGATCAAGCTGTGCGTTTAGATCACGGTTCTCCTTATCGTAATCCAGCTGACTCATTCTATCCGAACGCTCATGCAGGTCTTCGAACCCGCGCATGACATCGTTCATGGCCCGCTCACTGGCCTGAAGCTTTGGTCCAAGCTCGGGGTCATTCTTGACCTGGTCCAATATCAATTTCGTTGGATCTTCATCTAGACCAGCTGTCCTGTAAGACTTAGCCACCCCTCGGCTCTCGGCAACATAATGCCCATGCCCATACGCCTGGGACCCCTCCCCTGTGCCTATGGCCTCGTCCTTGAACCCTTCGATCCCCCCATGCCTGGTCCCGTGCCAGGCATCGATCATGGCGAACTCTTGGGCCTCCGAGGCTTCCCTCAGGGTCATCCCACCTTTTCTTACCCTAATGTCCTCTTGAAGCGCCTTCGCAACTTGCGGCTCCACTTTCGCGAGCCAATCCGAGAGCGGTATCTCAATGTCTCCTCCAGTTTCTTGGGCCAGCTCAAGTTGCTCGTTAATACGCGGTACCCAACCAAGGATACCATCCTCAATTTCAGGCCCCTTTTCGCCATAAAGCTGACGAACCGCATCAGCGGAGATAGAGATCTTTCGGTCCTGGACTTGGGAATCCACAAAGGCTTTGAACGCCTCCGGGCTTCTCTCACGCGTCTTAGATCCCTGAGCCTCTTTAAGCGCCGAGTTGAGACTCTCCGCATCGAGCTTGGCCTGCATTCCCTTGAGGGCGTCGATGTCGGGGTGCAGGCCCGTGGGCGGCATTTCCCCCCTTTCGATATACGGCTTGGCAATTGCGATCGGGTCGCCATACTTCTGGTGGACCCCCTCCACCATGTGGCCCATGCCCATTTCCCCGGCCATGCCCTGGGCATAGGTATTGATATCCCTCTGCAATTGGTTGGCCGAGGTCTCGCTCATGCCCAACTGCTTAGCGAGCTGGGCAGCGCCAGCGGCCCCACCATTGATCACGGCCCCGGGGAGCCGGCCAAGGGCATCGAGTTCGGTGGAGAGCATGTCCATGCCCATGTCCACTGAAGGGCTTAGGCGCCTGATGTAGGAGGTAAGGCCCGGGTTCTTGGCCATCTCTGAGCCCAAGCCAGAAGCAGAACCTAGGGGCTCTTCGCCCCAGCCCTCTTTGAAGCCCTCCCAGGCGGCCTTCAGCGGGTCGTGATGGAAGTGGAGAATCGACTGGGTGAACCGATCCAGGGCGTCATAGTCATCATTCGAGACCTTCGACGCCATCGGATGATTTTGAATATAAGAGGCTATCGCCGGATTGTTTCGGACAATCTCTCCGGTGAGCTTGGCTTTTCTATCTCGCTCGAATCCCTCAGGGTCTGCAAGCACCACTCCCGGAGAGACCCCCGTTCCTCGGGAGATAGATGCGGCACGAGCTGCTGCATCTGGGTCTTGATCGAGGTCAGCGATCGCACGAGAAGCAGCTTCGTCTTGTCCATTTGAGAGTCCTTGAATAACGCTAAGGGGATCCACCACCGCTGGGCTCCTTCTTAGCTTTGGGTCCGTAGAGTTCCTGATAACGTTGGCGAACGTACTCCCGGTTGATCTCGGCGTCCGAGGGCACGCTCATGCCCTGATCTTTGTAATGTTGGCGCACCTTCTCAATATCGGCCTCGGGCATTTCCTGCTGGAAGAGTGGGGTGTCTGCAGTGAGGGGCACTTGATAGCCCATGAAGTGCCTTGCATTATCCCGCATCAGGCGGGTGCCCATCGCGATGACTTCATCATACTTGGGCGGCCGCTTGTTCTGGTTCTGGAAGTCCTCCAGAGTCCGTTGGAGGGCGCCCACGAATTGATTATGCTGCTCTGGATTCTTTGGCGTGATCTCCTGCTCGTCCATCAAGTCTTTCAGATCTGTGAGGGCGCTCCGTAGGTGCACGTCCTCAGCCTTTTTCTCAGTGCTTCGCTGGAGCTGCCTCAGGCTCATCTTGGCTTGCATATTCAGGCGGTCTTCATCCCAGATCTTTTGGTCGAGAAAGCCCTGTGGGTCTGTCACGGCCTGGCCCCGAAGCTCATCAAGGCGCCGATACCCACTCTCGTCCATTCGAGTCGCGCCCTTGGCAATGGTCGCGATCTCTTTCATAGCCTTGGCCCGGTCCTTGGAACTCAAGTCGGCCCATGCCTGTTGCACTTCCGGACTCGCGTTGTGGAGTTCGTCCACACTCCTAGGCGGCTTGTCACTATAGATCCAGTCATCAATCGTGCCCTGGCGCTGGCGCTCCACGTCCTTGGCCATGCGCTCCTGGTGGTAGTGGTCAGCCATCGTGCGTTGGCGGGTCACATCAGCGTAGATCGGGTCATCTGGCCGCTGACGTTCTGCTTCAGCCTGGGCCCGAGCCACCTTAGCGGTTTCATTCTCCCTGGGTGCGTACTTGAACTTAGACGTGTCGTAGTCACGAGGGAGTTCATAGTGGTCGGGGTCCCAGGAAATGGGCTTGCCCAGCACTGCTCCAGTCTTTTCAGCCGAGGCCTGCATTGCCTGACGAAGCTGTCCTTGCATCTTCTGGGTCAAGGCATCATCCATTCGGCCATTCTGGTAGAAAACCACGTCCATGGCTCGGCCCGTGAGGTGGTTCGAGTCCATGGTCTTGGAAGCGCCCCGAGCAACGATCTCCCTTTGTTCTTCAATGTTACGAACCCCGCCCTGGGGGGCGATCCGGATATCCCACTCTGGATGAGCCCGTTGGGTTTCCTTCAGCGTCTCTATCAGGGCCGGCTCAACCCCACGGGCACGGGCGATGTCCTGTGGCTGCATGTGGGCGCCCCAGCCCTGGTTCACCGCATCGCTGATGACCCGGCTGCCCACCGAGTGTTCTTGGGCCCGAATGTGGGCGTCGATCTTCTGCTGGGTGTCTCCCAAAATATCCTGCTTGTTGTCCTCAAACAACCGCCGAGCCCGTGAGGGATTGGTCTTGGCCATGTCCTCCAGGCGCCGCTCCCAGGCCCCTGAACGGTCCTTGCCAAACTCTAAGGTCTTCTTCGTATCGTCCCAGCCAAGCTCCCGAGCCTTGACATTAATTCGGTCCGAAATATCATCCACACTATGCTTGAAGGCAATATCATCGCCGGAATTAGCCGCGGCTTCATTCTGGGCCAGGGTGATACCCGCGTCAGCGGTTTGGGTCCTCCAGACTTTGTTCTGCTGGGCCGCATGAGTGGCGCCACTGTTGATTTCATAGCCCATGTACCGGGTGAAGGTCGAATCGAACATCTTCCCAGCGATGGGCGGGAGCGTGCCCCTCCATTTCTCTCGAATGTCTTGGAGGCCCTTGTAATAGTCTTCGAGACCCTTCTGAGCATCGGCCCCTTGGAGGTTGTGGAACTGAGCCCGAGCGCTAGCGGCCTCGGTCATTGCGTGGAGTTCAGCTTCGCGGCTCATGGTCTCCAGCTGGATCTGCTGAAACTGAATCGCGTGTTTGGCCAGCATATCCCCGGCCTTCGACGCCTCCTGGGCAATGGTCGTGCCAAAGGCTGCCCCAGGGGTGTCAATATGGCCATAGGGGGTGTTGCCCCCTTGAGGAGAAATCTCTGGAACCCCTGTGTAAGGTACGGTCGGCATTAAGTACCTGCGAAGGGGTCAATCCCCTGCATTTTGAAGGACGCCCACTTGTCGCTCACTGAAGAGGCGGTGCCAATCAGGGACGAGAACATTGACTTGGTTGCGGCCTGGGAATAGACATCCGCCTGGGCCCCAAAGTTCATCGCCTGGGTCTTGAAGCCATAGGCCTTCCAAGCGGCGTTGTTGCGGATGGTCATGGCATCGAGTTGGCCCAGTTCCGTGGCCGACTCGACCACCTGACCCTTAGATCCCGCGTTCACATCCAGGCCGCTGGCCCCACCTTGAGTTTTGATCGTGCCAATTTGCTGAGCAGTTTTCATGCCCTCCCTTTGGCTCTCCACCTCGCCCGCTTGAGTGGCATAGTCAGCATTCTGCTGGGCCATGATCTGGTTGTTCTTGGCCACCTGGCTTTGATAGTTATACATTGAAGAGGTGGCCATGCCCCCCATGACACCGCCAGCTATGCTAGCCCCCAAAGAGGCGATCGCTAGGGTTTCAATTCCCATCGCATACCATTCCCAAGTAAGAGCCCTCTAGGCGAAACGGCTTGAATCCAAGCCATTTGAGCCAGCCCAAAGAGACCTCGTTTCGAACATCGCACATGGCCACCACGGGCCCGAACTCGGCCACTGCACCCTTGATGAAGGCCCTCGACACTCGAAGGAACTCCATCCGCCTTTGTTCAATCAAGGGCGTGGTCAAAAGCCAAATCGGGGGATGGCCCCCAGCCAAAGTAGTAAGCCGAAGCCCCCACATACAAGCAACCCGGTCGCCAACGAGGCCGCTGAACGCATAAGGTCCGATGGCCGATCGAACCAGGGCGCGAACATTGAGACGCAACTGGGCAATTGTCTCCAGCTCCTGCTGACGCAAGTGGGGTAGAATGTCATCAATGTCTTCCTCCCTGGCCAGCCGTATCATTTTCCAGTGTCTCCAACCACGACCTCTGGGATGATTCCAAGGATTGTTCCTGGGAGCGGGTCATCGATCTGCATGCATACTTGGCCCTGAGTGGTCCAGTTGGGATCCAAATTGATACGTTCATCGCCCGTGACTAAGGGGATAGACACTCCCATGAATACGCTTGGGCCCCGCTCCTTAATTGCCACTAGGGTCTGGAAAGTGGTCCCGGCCTTGAGCCCGCGAGTGTCTTTCAATCGCATGGTGGCCGCTGGAATCTTCTTCCTTTTGCCCTGGCTCGTTGGCTCGCCAGTGTCCAAGTAGAGGGTCTGGGCCTTCTTTGAGAAAGGCAGGCCCACCAGCACTTTCGTCACCATTGTATTGGCAGGCAACCCAAGGGAAAGGGTCCCGTTCAAGGGCACCACCTGCTGTGGCAGCACGTTCCCATCGGCAAGGATCCCAACAGTCTTTCCAGCTAAATACTGAAGCCCGCTCACCTGAGTTATCGGGGCCCAGAGGGTCCAGGTACCCGGCGCCTGGGGGATTGGGGTGTTCGAGGGATCTTCTTGGAACACACTCGTGATAGGCTGGGTGATCGTGGCCGTGACTTGGAACGGGGGGTTGACAGCAGTGATAGTCGCGATCCCACCACCAGCGCGTATAACCTGGCCCAGATTGCCAGCCGAAAATACTGGCTGGTCAGCAGTAAATAACACTCCAGATCCGCTTGCTGAGGCGGGCGTAAGATTAGCGCTGGGGGCCGATCCGACAGTGATCGCCGCTGAGTCGAGCGACCAAGCATCTTCGACCCCATAGGGCATGAGCCTTGAGGCAAACCTCTCGACATACTGTAGGAACTTACCATTAACCAATCTCTTGACGATGACATAGACAGCATCCTCGGAGCCCTCCGGGATCGTCGCGATTGATTGGAACAAACCGTTCGTGTAGTGCTGGGCCCACCCCTTGATTTCTTGTTCTTTCATAAAGGTCAAGCTAAGCAAGGCCCCGTCGCTTCGAATGGCCCACACTATCTTGAACGGTTCCTGGGCATAGCACCATTCCCTGATGGTGAAGCCGAAGAGCAAGTGGTTGCTCTCGATGGAGATGTCTACCCCAGTGTAGATGTTCACATAAAAATTGTAGCTCAAGTCCCTAACGGCCGCTCCCCGGGCCTGAACAAAGAGAATGTCGTAGTTAACCACCAGGGGCGGTACATCACTGCACCCGATGAAGGCTTGAGGAATGGCCTCGGCATTAGCCGGGGTGATGCCAATTGGAGCGTTGGCCGAGCCCCCGCCCGTGATCTGCCAAGCGCCATTCCCCGTGAAAGTAACGAGCCCTCCGGGCATCGCGATCATGTGCTTGATCACATTGACCTGAGTTGAGACAAGGGTCCCGGTGATCGCGTCTGAGGGCTGAACTGGATTCGAGGCGTCGAAGTTCTTAAACGCCCCAGGTTGGCCCATGTTGAAGCTAGCGGGCGTGTTGTTGGCCGCCGCATAGACCTTGCGCTGTTGGAAGAATGAGACCGTTGCGGGGTTTACTCCGGTGGACGGCCCAACCGTTGGAGTGGCGCTGGCCCCCGCAATGTTGGCAAACACGAACACTGGAGAGGAATAGTTCTGGCCCCCGTTTAGGACGATCACCCCGGCCAGGGCCCCGTTGATGACAATTGGAGAGCCCACGAAGCCAGAGCCAGTTGGATCAGTGACCGTAACTGTGGTGGTTGGGCCCCCACCACTTCCACCAGTGATATTGATCGCCCCAGTTATCGCACTCGGAGCGAATGGGTTCAAATGCAGGGGCGGCTGAATGCTCAGGGCCGCGGTGATGTTGGAGTCGATGAACTGGAGCCCTTGGGTCGTGCCGATAAAGCCCATGCCAAGCCCGGCCACTGACCCGCTCGGGCCGCCCACGTCACCGCCACCGCTCGTGGTCAGGTTTGGCCCACTCTTATACACGTTGTAGGACACGGCCCCTGCCACGGCGGGCCACTGGATCGTGATCGAGCCTGCAGTGCTGGCAATGTTGACCGCAGCGGTTAGGATTCCGATCTGAGAGAGCTGGCTTTCTTCGCCATTGGCATTGACCGCGGTTACACCGTAGTAGTAGATGGCCGAGCCCGCTGATGAGGCGGTCAGGGTTGGCGCCGCATTGGGCGGCTGAATGGACGATGCGAAGACCACTGGGCTGATGGTCCAGGCGTAATGCTGGGTTCGGGTCAGGTCCACCACCCCATATGAGGGGTGTGTTAGCGTCATTGTGTCGGCCGACTGAGCGAACTTTAGTAGGGCCAAATCACTGGCCAAGTATGGGGTCGGCAAAGTGAATTGCCTGCCAATCGTTCCACCACCAGTGTACACGCCGAAGGTTGAACTGCTCACCACATTGCCATCGAGGTCGGTCAGGGTGATAACCGCCCCAGCCACACTGTTGACGAGGAAGAACAGCCCATTGAGCTGGACCATCCCACCAACGCCAGTAATGAAGACTGTATCACCAACCGCGAAGTTGTTTCCTGCAACCGTTAGCTGAAGTGGAGCCGCATTGTTGGCCGCCGTGATGTTGAAGTTAGGCTCAAGAACCGCGCCCCCATTCATGTACACCCGCATGTACTGGTTGCCGAACTCCAGAACATACGTTTGAATTACTGAGAAGGTGAACGGAATCAACCGAACCGGCAGGTCCGAGCGCTTGCAACGAGTGATGTAGGCCGTGCCCGTTCGAGTGGAGATCCCCGAGCGGTAGTCAACGAAGAAGTTCCGACAAAGGGCTAGTGCCTTATGGTAAGTGGCGAGGTCGACCCGGGCATAAAGATTGGGCGAGATCTCTCCAGAGGAAAATGAGGGCTGGATTAGATTGACACTCATACGGTGTAGACCCACTCATCCACGACCACGGCGCCGGTGAAGCCACTGCCTCCAGCTTGTGCAGCGCCACCCTGGATGCTCAGTGCTCCACCACCGCCTGCACCAATGAAAGCTCCTGGATTGCCAGCGATGCTAGCAATACCAGTGCCACTATTGACTTGTTGCCGAGGTGCGCCGAGGCCTAGCCAGCCGGGTGCGCCCTGACCGGCGATGATCGGAACGTTGTTCGTTAGGCCTATGCCAAAGGCTGCGCCGCCTGCGTTCCCCTGGCCAATCGTATCGCCAGTGCCCGAGCCAGCGGCCCCGGCTGCACCGCCAGCCACTGTCCCACCAGCCGCCGAATCGCTCACTACTCCAGAGGAGGGGCCGCCCAAGCCTCCGGGTGCTACAAGCAGAGCCCCAAGAGAAACCGTGCCACCAGTATTGCCAGTGCCCGCCGAGACACCAATGGCGGCAGCGGGTACGGTTACCACTTGGCTCGCCCCAATCTGGGCCGGGGTAAAAGTCCCTGAGGACCAGCTACCAGAAGCGCCACCGCCACCGAAGGAGATTTGACTAGCTCCTACAGCGGCAGCGCCACCGCCAGCGCCACCCCCGCCAATGGCGATGGCCTGGACAAATGCCAAGTTGGCTTTCGGTGTGTAGGTGCCGTTGGCTAGAAAGGTGGTCCGACCGGCGTACTTAACCACCAGCCCCTTTACCCGCCAGTTGCCGGTCGCCGCTGCGTCGGTTGTGACGTAGACAAATGCGCCCGCTGGAATAGTCAGTCCCGCTCCAACCGCCTGGGTTATCCCAGCGATTTCGAACTGGTCAGCACCGTTGATGTTCAGGGTAACAGCGCCGCCGATCGGATGGAACCAAAACCCGAATCCGTCCCAATAGGTATTGGCTCGATTGAGGTTGACTGAGCCAGGGCCGGCCACCATGACCACGCTCAGATGATCAACCGAAGTGAGTGGATTGTGCCCTACGTTAACCGGGAAGTTAACATCCACTTCGCCCGCTGCTACCACCCCGCTCTGCAAGCCAAGCCCAGCTGTGCCCGTGGACAACGAGCCCAGACCCAAGGCGGTGCGGGCCAAAGCCAGAGTGGCCGAGGTCACGACCGGGATCATAGCCGTTGATACGGTCGTGCCAGTAATGGCAATGCCCGAAGTCAGGTTGCCATTCGCGTCGAAGATGGCCTGGGAGCTGGCCCGATTAACGGCCGGGGGCAGTGGCGCTGGTGGGTTCGGGTCGCTGATCGGAACCGAGATGGCCCGACCTTGAAGCTCCGAGACCTGCTGAATGGCCATCACAGCCAAGTCAATGGCCTGTTCCACCGCCTGGGGATAGAACGCCCCTTGGGCCTGAAGGCTCGTGCCCTGGGTCAGAGGCACTTGCCTGGAGATGGTCAGGCTCGAACCCACCGGAACCGGAGAACCGCTCAACGGGTAGGTAACCGAGCCACCGACGCCCCAGACCTGGGGCGGGGCCACGGCATTCAAGGCTACTGAGTATTGATTAGTCGGAACAGTGGTTATATTGCCAAGGGAGTCCACCAGAGTGAGCTGGAGATCCGCCGCGGCCACCCCAATAAATGTGAACGGAAATACAGTGGTGGCCCCATTCCCTTGGAAGGTGACCTTGTTCGCAGTGCTCTGAACAGTCATACAGCGCTACCCAAGAACAAGGGCCCCCAATCCACTGAGTAGCCCTGCGGCCACTGGTCGTTGAAGCTTAGGCCCCGAACCCGAAGGAAGTCAGGGGTGTGGTCGTTGATGGTTAGGCCCTCATTCGCGTCACGGGTGCGGGCTTCCATTATCAGTTGATTACACTGGCTCAGGGACAATTGCTTCATGCCCTTGTCCCCATTCACGGAGAGACAAATGCGCTCGCCAATTATCCCAGCCAGGGCCGTGGTAAACTCCTCGTCGAATACATTTGGGTCAGTGACCGTCTTGACAAAACGGCCGATCGCCTGCTGTTGGTTGCAGAGCAAAACCTTGAAGTCGTTGCCAAAGGTGTCCTGGTCCACCGCCTCTTGGAACCTCGCAGGGGGCCCATTCCAGAAAGTTGGGCTGCCACCAGTCACCGCCGTGGTGATAGGTACCCCTGAGGCGAACCCAGTTTGGAACTGGGGCACTATGTAGAGGAACCTCAAACAGTTGTTCGGGTAAAAGTAGCTATAGGCCCAGGGAGGCGGCGGGATAGCTGGGGTCCAAGTGGTGGTTCCCGCCGTTGGGTTCTCAGGCGTGCCCGGCGAGGCCTTGTTCAGGGCCAGGTTCACAGTCTGAAGGGCAAAGTTCCAGGGGGCCTTTCTCAAGAGTTCATTCCGCAGCCGAACATACCACCGTTGAATCACGTTGGCTTCGTTCGACCCCTCGGTGAACGAGGAGATGGTGGCCCTCGCTCCAATGGTGTCGAGGGCCAAGTTCGCGATTTCAACGTCGCTAGGCATTATCGGCCCTTACGGTTGGTGCCATGCCCGTGGTGTGAGCCGCCACTCGTATGGTGGATACCCGGGCGCCCACCTTCGGTGTCGGGGGTGCCATGAGCCTCCTGGGTGCCACAGTGGTGGACCGTTCGATTGCCAAGGCCTGGCCCAACATGTGCATGTGGGTCATAGCCAGGGATTTGGGGTGCGTGATAGTTCATCACGTCCCGAGCCTTTTCCACCCCGCCACATCCGGCCCGCCCATGCTGAGGCTGGTTCGTGTCGTGGCCGTACTCTTCAAGAAGTCCACGCTTTGCCATTATCGTCTCCCTTGGCTACCACAATGATGAATTGATCGGCCGCCCCCAGGACTAGTGGGCGGGTTGACCGAGGCTCCAGGGGTTTTCTTGAAGCCGGGCCCAGCGTCGCAATGGTCAATTCTCGAGCCCATTGCCTCCTGCTTCCCCAGCTGGTTCGCCCCCGCGGGGTTGATCGCCGTCGCCTTGGGCTCGACCTTCGGCCGGCCTCCTTGATTTTGGTTCAGATGCGCCGCCACTTGCGGGCTCGCCACTTTGCTCATCTTCAAGCTCCTTCTCGTACTTGAGGCATTTATCCTGTAAAGCTAGGGCCACCCGTGACATCTCACGGGTTAGCCATTGGTGGTGTTCATGGCTCGCACCAAGGAGGTAGTAATGCTGGTGGATCTCCGTGAGATTGGCCAAGTGCTCAGCCAGCTCTGGAATGCTAAGGTCTGTATGCCGGCTCATCAGCTCTCTCCATGGTCCTTGTAGATATGCCGAGCCAAGGACTTGGTCATGCCTTTTTTCTTTTTCTTGGCCCCATACTTCCTGCCCCGATCCGCCTCGTGGAAGTCCCGGGCCACTGCTGGAGGAATGTTAGCGGCCTTGCCGGTCGGGCGCCAACCATGGGCGATCGCTGACATGGTCTTGGCCTGCTTAGGGGTCGAGCTAGGCATCGTGCACCTCAATAATATTCGTCGACCAGGATGAAGCCAGTGCCACCTGCACCACCAGCGTTGCCGCCTGTGCCTGCGCCCCCTGCGGTACCAGCCGCGCCCACGGTGTAGGTGTAGGTAGCTGCCGGGGAGGTGATCCGGATCTCAGCGTATTCGCCTGCCGCGCCGCCGCCGCCCCCGGTCTGGCCATTACCCGTGCCACCAGCGCCACCGCCGCCACCAGCGCAGGAGTTGGTTCCACCCGCGATGCCAGCCCCAGCCTGCTGGCCCCGCCCAGCGCCATTACCATTCCAACCCGACCCACCAGTGCCGCCAGGAGTGTTATTGGTGCCCGAACCAGTCATCGAGGGGCTGCCGTCCGAGCCCCGTTGGCGGAACGTAGCAGTGCCAGTGCCACCAGTGCCGCCTGCAGCGCCCTGGGCCGAAACCCCGGAGTTGTTCGATAGTGCCCCGCCTGAGCCACCTACCGCGTTGATGGAGTTGAACGTGGTAGTCCCGCCAGTGCCGCCTGCAGTCGCGGCCGCAGAGCCGGCCCCACCTCCACCGCCGCCAGCGCCGCACTCACGAACCACAAGCAGCCGCGGGGTGGTGGGCGAAGTTGGGGTGGTGTAGGTCGCGCCCGAGCCCGAGAGCAGCTGTTGTTGGGTCGGAAAGTTGGCCGAGCCGCCACTAGTCGTCGGCGGGCAAACCCAGGCGCCGTTCTGACGGAACGCGGTTGAACCAGTGCCTGAGCCGGTGCAAGGGGCCGTGCCTGGGGTTCCGTCAGTGAGGAATATCCGGCTTCCATTAGCAGCCGCGGTTGGCAGCGAAGCAAAAGCCAAACCTGACCCATCCTGGATTAGCGTACTAGTTGAGGCATTTGTATAGTTCTTATTAAGTGCGAAATTTCGATAGGCGTTTGAGTCACTAATCGTTACCAAGCTAGCAGCGCTAGTAATATTGATGCCGAACGCGGTGCCAGAAGTATCTTCAAAGGCGTTCCCGGTTATTGAAACGTTCGTGACGTTATCAATATTAATACCAAAAGCGGAAGACGACGTAGCGTTGTCGAGAAAGCTATTGCCATCAATAGCGACATCCAAGAGCCACAGTGGCGTACTGGATGCGGTTATTTTGATTCCGCTAACTCCAGAGTTCGCCGCCATGTTAAATTGGTTACTTATTATATTAGCAAACCTAAATTGGCCTGCGGCAGGGGTTTGAGTAGTTAGTAACACTCCAGCATTGGCTATGTTATCAAAAGAATTGCCATCAATAAGTAAGATGCTAGTGAAGGCGCCGGAGGCTAAATTTAGCTCATAACCATCCCAAGATGCATTGAACTTGTTATTCAGAATCCGAAGCCCGCCACTACTCTCCTGATAGATATTGATATTGCCCGAGTTAGCCGTTGCCGCCTGTTGGAATTGGCAATGGCTAATTGTTCCATCGCCGTGATCAACATTGGTAAGATTGCGAACGATAATAGATTTTTCAAGAATATTGATAAACTTACTATCTAGAACGGTCCATGAGGCAGCACGTTCGAAATCAAGGCCTTCCCACAGACCAATAAAACGAAGGCCAATAAACTTGCTTTCCAAATTCTGAAACGTCGCGCCAGGGTCAACCTTAATTCCAGCTCCAGCCGTTTGGGTACCAAGTGCAGTGATGCCAAAGTTGTAGAAATAGACTGGGTTCTGACTGGTGATTAGGAACCCATTTTGAGTAGTATTACCAAGAGCTATTGTGGACTGGACATGGCCGTACCCAATTATTGTGATTGGAGCACTAATTGTCAAAGCGGAAGTTATCTTACAACCAGCAACGCTCTCTTGGATTAAGAGCGGAACATTACCCGAGATCGCCTGATTTATTGCATTCTGAAGATGAGTCGTATCATCAGTTGACCCATCACACACCGCTCCAAAATCGGCCGTATTGATACTTTGAGAAAGCTTAGCCCCAACAGTTAACGATACCGCGCCAGTGCCTTGCTGTGTAAAGGTTACGCTAGAGCTAAGAAGCGGGTTAAAGCCTGGATCGCTAGAGGGCCCATTTGACTGTAGTACATTTCCACTGGACCCAGGCGCAGCCGAGCCCCAGCCGACCGCTCCAGGGCCTTCGCCAATTGGGATCGAATGGGCCGGGATGTCCTGGGCGTTAGCCACTGAAAGGCAAGAAAGTAGCCAAAAGGCAAGAATCAATTTCTTCATAGATAACCAAGCTCCTTAGAGCGCTCATGTAGCAATCGGTGATATGCTTGATCAGGACACACGACCAGATTTCCAGGGCGATTATTCCAAGGTTTTGCATCCACATGGTGAACAACTGCACCATAAGGCAGCGGCTTGCCAAGCGCTTCTTCGGCTAACCAAATGTGCTCGTACACTCTTTCGCCAAGATGAGTAAATCTAGCATAGCCTGAACTAGTGTAGGATACCGAGCCATGCGGTGACTTATATTTAGCTGGGGCTGCTAACACATTACCCCTACGTCGAAGATTATCATAATGCTTTTGGCACAGGCACTTCGCCATAGCAATCCTATCACAATCTTCTACTGAACATCTCATCCTGAGAACCACCCTGAAAGATCCGGCATCGGGTATAATCTCAGAAGCTGACGAGCCTGGATGATCTTGAACGGCGTGGCAACAAGCGCATCGATTGTGTCCGGTCCAAAGGGCTGGATGGTGATGTTGTTGGCCGGGGCATTCCCGGTCATGTCTTTGATCCAGAGCGAGAGCTCAAGGGACCCCAGCATCATTTGGGGGTGGGTCTTGATTGATTGTTGAACCCACTCAGTAACTGAGGGCAGGTTAATGGTCAGTGGGGCGGCCAGGGTCGTGACCAGGAGCCCATAGTCGCCAATGCCAACCGTCACAGGTGAGGCCGCTGAAGAGACCTTCCTCGCAGGCTGGACCGGGAGGTGAACCCAGCCAATGGTCGGGCCTAAGTAGGTCCGAACCCATTGAACAGCCCCTCCCGATTGGTCCAGCTGGGGAATAAGAGCGCCCATCAGGGCCTCATGTCAGTGGCACGACCCTTGTAGACAGTGCCAGAGTACTGGGCGAAGAAGGGATCACCCTTCAGGGCGTTGGCCACTGCCACTGCCACTGCGGCGGCGAACTCTGGGGTGCCGACCTTCTGTTCGTATTGTGGCACTTCACCCATCGTCAGGGGCAGGGAGTCTAGCGCTTGCATCACCGAGCGGGGCTTGTGCTTGGCCATAAGGGCCTCGGCCTCATCGTCGAGGGGCTCCATCTCAGTGGAAGGGATGAAACTCTCCGGGCTTCGGATCACCCAGTCCTTGCGATGCGGCTTGGTGTTGATGACACAGCACATGTCTTCGCCCAACGACTCGTCCTGAGGCATGCCCTTCCCATTGTAGTTACAATCCGAGGGGTCATCAGGATTGAGATAACGGTTGCAATCCCACTTCTCGGTGGCGGGCTTGCCAAAGTTCGTGACGAGCTTCTGCTCATAGAAGCTGCCCATGAGATTCAGCTCATGAGCGGCCAAGAGTTTAAATCGAGCCATAGGAGGTCTCCTTACTGTTGATAGCCCCAAGCATTGACATCAGTGGCCCCACCAACCCCCGCAGCAGCCGAGGTCACAGTAATGCCGGCATTCTGTGTCGAGGCAGGGATACATGGGTTGAAGGCCTTATCGAGTTGGCCTACTGCCGGGGTCACGGCCACTGGCTGGATGAAACTCATTGAACCGCTAACCACGCCGCTGATAGTGGCCGTGCCACCCAGGCCCACCGTGGCGTTTGAGCCGATGGAGAAGCCACAAAGGAAGGTGGTTTTGCCACTAGTGCCAGCCAAAGTAGCGGCCGTTGCCCCTGTAGTTCCAGTCGCCGAAGCCGTAAGTGGGCTCGCACCTGCAGGGTAAGGGGCGACTAAGGCCACAGGCACTGGATTGGCAGTTGTGCAAGGTACGGCCTGATTCGAGCCGTTGTTGCACATCTCCATCGAGCCGTTGACATACGACCCATTGGGAGTAATGAAGTTGGACTGCCCAAGAGCAGGCCCTCCAATCAGTAGGGCTAGAAGTAGGAGGAGCGCTCTCATAGTTGGAACCCATTCGCTGTGACAGCCGTGTTGGTGGTGCCGGCGCCCAAAGTGGCGGCCACCGGGATTGTAGTGTTCACCGCGCTAGCCGGCACGCAGGGGGAGAAAGTGACAATAGTCGGAACTTGATTGTTGTTCGCAATTGCCACTTGAGCGGCCACATAGTTTAGGCTTCCAGAGATAGTGTTGGTAGCCTGAATAGTTCCGTTGCCAGCTGCAGTGGCGCCACTATAGGTGGCTTGGAACCCACACAAGTAGGTAGTTTTCCCTGCTGCTGCTGGAAGCGTTGCAGTGGCCGTAGTTGTGCCTGTGGCCGAGTTGGTGACTGGAGTAGCCCCGGTGGGAAACCCAGCCGCACCTGCAGCCCCGGGCGAGAGGATCAGCCGGCCAAGGCTATCGCACTGGACCCATCCAGGAAACCCTGTGGTAAGGGTCGTAGGAGCCGAGTTGAAGGCACAGAGGGTGCCCACAATCTGGGTGGGCTGGTTCTGCTGCTGGGCCCGGGCCGGTCCCAAGCAAAGCAGGAGTACAAGGACTAGCCAAAGCCTTCGCATCTTCACTTCCTCTTTGAGGGGCCGGACTTGCTCTTAACCGGGGCGCTCTTCGAGGTCGAAGCCGCGGCTACGTCAGTGGCCTGGATGATGGTGGCCGAAGCCACCACCAATGCCAGAAGTAAGGCGAGTTTTTTCATGGCTCTTCGGCCCACTCCAGATCGATGTCAAGGAAGTCGGTGGTGGCAGGGGCAACAACGCCATTTGCTGAGGCGTTGAAGTTGACCGCCACCACATCAGTGGCGCCCCTCAACACAGTCATCTGGTCGTCATTGACTCCGTAGGTGAACGAGCAGACATCCGGCACGTTGAAGGTTGTAGCGGTCTGGGCCAGCAGGATCCGGCAGGAGTCGAGGGTGCCGGTCAGAGTGCCGCCAGTGGGCACCGCAGCGAAGAAGGTAGTGACAGTCGCCGCTGGAGTGCCATTGTTGATGTCCCTGGCCACGATAGTGGGGGTGGCTGGGGTGCCGCCCGTGTCGACCGCCGAGCGTCGGAGAATGTTAACGCCCCGATAGGTCTGGGCGGCTGAGTTCTGGCCGCCAACCACGATCTTGGAGATCCTAATCGTCTTCGAAGCCGAGCCCGCGATGGTCAGGTAGTCGCCCGCGCCACCCGCGGTCGGGGCGGTGCCCAAGATCGAGACCTTGAACGTTTTGAGCCGCGACTCGATACCGGCCTGGAGCCAAACCGCGTTCGGCTGAGGAACGGTATTGATCCCGGGCTGGCTGGTCTGACTCAGCGCGATGCCGACCCAGGCGATAGCCAGGGCAGAGACTGCCCCAGCTACAAGTGTGGTAAACTTCTTCATCGTTTTACCTCAATTCGGGATGCTGATGCCCGGGGGATAGCCAGAGCCCACGGCCCCGGTCGTGCTCATGATCTGGCTCCAGCGGTCGAGCACGATGTAGCTGGAGAAGGTTCCGCCAGTGAAGGCAGCGGTGGCCACCCGGTACTGGAGCTTCACGAACCGGGGAGTGGGCGAGCCCGCAGGGACCTCCGGCCAGTCGATGTCGAAGAGGTTCACCCCCGCAATGAGAGTGGCCAGGGCATAAACCGGGCTCAAAGCGAAGTCGGTGAAGGCCCCTGGGGTGTTGTTGCCCGCATCAGGGGCGCCCATGAAGGCGAGCTGAAGCGTTGGGGCGCCGCCCGAAGTGAAGGTGGTCAAGACCGTGGTCAAGATCTTCGGCACGGCTGGGGCATCGGCAATGCCCATGTCCCTGGCCCCGCCCCCGCCAACTGCAGAGACAGGCAGGCCGCCAACCAGGCCAACGTCCAGGATGTTGCTCGAATCGGTGTTGCCGATGCCGAAGGCATTGGTCCGAGCCAGGTCGAAGGTAAGGAGGTTGTCAAGAATCATCTCAGGGCTCCCTTAGGTGATCCGGGCTTCGTTGTTCAGGATGGCGTCACAAGTCCTGACCGGGATCCCTCGGAAGGTGGTGATGACCTTGCCATTGAACTCCTCGAGTCGGAGAAGGACGTTGGCCTTGTTCATCGCTTGGAGGTCCAGGTACGTGCGGATGACGCGGTTGCAGTAGATGACCACCTGGCCCATGTTGGCCTTGATCTCGGGGGTGTCCGAGGTCTGGATGGCCGTGGCTCCAGAGGGGGCGGTCGGCAAGCGGTAGAGGGCCCGAACCAGGAGATTGATCAAGTTCGCAGCGCTCACACCGGTCAAGAGGCTGGTGTCGATGTTGCAGATCCGGCCGAAGTATCGCCAGTCACGAAGGCAGAACCCGATCTCCCACTTGAAGTGATCCCTGTAGGCCTGATAGGTATTGCCATTCGCGTCGGCCACGGGCCACTCGCCCATGTCACGGTGCTGCAGGCCGGTGATCTTGCCCTTCGGGAAGATTGCATGGCCCGTGTCGGCGCCCCAAGTGGCGATCCAGATGCTCGTGTTGACGGCAGCGAGGCCGCCAGCGTCGAGCACGTTGAACGCGGTTTGGCTAGTGGCAGTGTTGACCGTGGCATAGCGGGGGGCAAACCCACTGAAGCGCTCAGGATTGACCTGCTGGTTGCCATAGATCAGGGTGGCGGCCACCTGCTGCGACATGCCTTCAAGGAAGGCCTTGACTTCCGAGAGTCGGAACTCCGGAGTGTTGCCGTTCAGATCCGCGATGTCCTTGTCGATAACCGCGTAGGTTTCCAGGTTACCGCAGGTGTCGGTCAACTGAGCGGTGGTCGACTTCGCGTTCGGCACGCCTTGGTTCAACAGGCGCCAAGTTGCCTGAGGGAGGCCGGTGCGAACGGTCGTCTTGTGCCCGGTGGGCAGGTTGCCTTCGAGAACAAACATGTCCTCGAGGATCTCATTCGTCTGGCTGAGCAACTCGATGATCGCGGCGATGTGATAGTCGTCCTCGACCCGTCTTGCCCAGTCGGCATACGTAAGGGCGGTTGCGCCAATGATAGCCACTGGTTAGGTTCCTTTGTTGACGAGGTGTGGGTACATGGCCGCCGCAATCGATTGGGGAGCGCTCTTTGACGGGGTCGTACCCTTGACGTGTTGGCCCTCGGTCATCTTCGCCGCCATCCACATGAACATCTTCACAACTCCGGGGTGATTGCCCGCCCCAGTGAGGTTCAGACCTTCCTTAGCGGCGCCGGCCATCTCCACGGGCATCATCGCGTAGATTTTGCCCAGGTTGGCTATGTTCTGACTGAGCTTGGTGCCACCCACATCGGGGTCGTCCCTAAGAGCCTCCTGCCATTCCTCCTGCGTGTCTTGCCAGTGCTGCATCTGCCCTTCAGAGATGTCTTTCAACGCAGCAGTGTGAAAGTCAACGAGCTTCTGGGCCGTTTCCTGGGAGAGGTTGCTCTCCTTGGCAAACGTCTGGAAGTCGCCTAGGGCCTTCTCGTCCAGAGTTACCCCCTCTGGAAGGGTAAAGGGTTCATATTTCTCAGGGGCCCCCTCAGAAGCATCCCCTTCCTTAGGAGGGGTCTCGCCCGCGGCTAGGGACGGTTGTGGAGTACGGCCAGTACCAGCACCAGTATTGTCAGTGCCAGGAGTAGTCCCAGTGCCGGCTCTAGTGGCATCAGTCTGCCCTGTTCCCTGGGTCGACTGGGGGGTCGTCGTCCCCGGGCCGCCACCCTGATTCCCACCGCTGGCGCCGGAACTCCCGGTCCCACTGCCGCTGCTGCTCGTATTGGGCGCGTTCATTTGCTTCCCTCATCATTAGGAGATACATTTGTTCATCAGCGGCCATCACTTGGGCCCAGATCATTCGCCCCAGGCTAGCCCGGCCACAGTTGAAGGCAGTGGCGTAGGGGTCCACAACGAAGGGCTCGCCAAAGACCTGGGCGGCCACAAGCACGTCGTAGATGACTTCCCGGCCGCCTCCAGAGGACATGATGGCCCGCCAGTGGTCGTTCTTCAGGGCCGCGGCCAGTTGCTGGGCCTTGTCCTCTTGCTCGGCCTCCTGGCGGTCGAAGTCCTCTGTCATTGCTGCCCCATCACGGCCTGGAGAGCGTTCTTGCCGCCACCGATGTCGGCCCCAGCCAGATTCTTCGCCCCTTGAGCGGCCGCCATTGCGTTCTGCATCTGCTGTTGTTGCTGGGCCTGCTTCTGGCGCTGGGCCCTGATCTGGACCAGCTCCGCGGGTAGCCGGATGATGTCTGGGTCGACGCCAAAGCCAATGGCGAGCTTGGCCACCGCCTTGTCGATGTCGATGTTGTCCATGACCTGTGGGTCTTCGCCCATGATTGAGCCCAGGGTCTGTAGCATCCGCTCGATGCCCCCCGCCTTGTTGGCGCGAATGGCCTCGTGGAGCATTGAGTCGAACATCACCTCAACGGGCTGGCCCTGGATTGAGGCCGGGGCGGGCGGGAAGAGGCCGGCTCGCATTGCGATGTTGTAGACACGGGTCACCGCGGGCATTAGGAATTCTTTGTCGAACCGGGTCAGGACCTCCCCGATCAAGACCATCTGCTCGCCCCTTCGGGCGTCGATTTCGGTGGCCGAGATGTTGCTCTTGGGCTCGAACTGGGAGATCATCTTCATCAGGCCAGTGAAGAAGATGTCTTTGATCCGGGCTCGGACCTCGGCTAGGTCTTCGACCATGCCCCTGATGTCGGGCATCACCGTGTAGACGGGGGCCATGCCCACGCCTTTGCCCGCTGACATCCCCACTACGTAGGTGATGCCCCCTGGGAGGAGCGAAGCGGGTTGGTTCTTCAGCTGGGCATCGGCAACGAGGGGCGGGTTGACCTGCTTGTCAATCCCTTGGGCCTTTCGCCTAGACTCCTGCTGGAGTTGCTTAACATCCGTAAGAGAGTCCATGCCCGGGCCACGACCGTAGGCGTCGTTAGATACAGTACTCCACCGTGGACAACCTCCTGGAAATTCATGAAATCCTTGCTGGCGCAGGATGAACTGTTGACCTTGGCCCCACTCCCAATAGACTTCTCTCCACTTGAAATGCCGTGGCACTGAATAGCCACGGCGATCGTCATTGGGCTCAATCGCATGGGCGATCAACTTCTCCCGATGGAGCGAGCCCTGGCCCGTGTCGTAGAGGCCCTGAACGCTTGGTGAGCAATTGTCGTAGCCGAACTCCTCAACGATCTGTTTGATTGTGAGAACGAACTCTCGGTAGACCGTGTCGACTTCGTAGTTGGAATTAACCGCGAAGTAGAACTCGCCGAGGCACGGGTTGACACAGGTGATGACGTTCTCGTAGTCTTCATAGATCAGGCAGCAGGCGCTGCCGAAGATCACGATGTCGAAGTAGACGGTGGCGCAGCTAGTGTAGAAGTTGCTCTGGCTGAAGATCAGCATCAGGATGCGGATGACTTCAGCGAGCCAGCGGCCTTCTTCGGTGGGCGTGTCGTTGTTGTGGTAGCCGACCTTCATCTTGAGCCACTGGCGGGTCGGGTTGGTGATCCCGCCGTGGAGGCCAGCGCTAAGGTCCCGGGCCGCGATGGTGCCGGTGGAGTCGATGATGTGCTGGTTGATCGGGGAGCCGCGAGTGGCCTGGTTGGGGGTAATGAGCCACTTGTATCGGCGGGGGAGGAGGAAGTCCGCGAGTTCGCGCCAGTGGACCCACCAAGAGTAGCGGTCGGTCCGCAAGCCCATCAGGCGGCCGTCGGTGTGCCTGCGGAGTTCCACATTTCGAGGGTCGCCAAGGTTCCTCGGGCGCTTGCGAACCTGGGCTTCAGTCACCCTTCGGCCCTGCCGGAACTCTGGCCCAGAGATCTTAGGGGCGCCGCTCTTTCGAGTGGGTGAGGGTTGGGCCCCGAACTGTTGGGCGGCAGGACTTGAGGGCATCAGCCGGCGACCTTAATGATGGACGAGGTGTCGACCGGAGCCGCGGCCTCAGAGGCCATCCAGCCGGCTTCAAGCTTTGTGGCGGCCACTCGAGTGGCGGTGGCCACAATCGCCTGGGCAGGCCCGGTGGGCACACAGAGCATCTCGGCACAAGAACCAGTACGAGCCAAGCCCACGAACACCCCGGCCACGAGTTCGCCCCGCTCGACCATGGTCAGGACCTTGCGCAGGGCTCTCACTAGGCTGACATTGACTTCAGCCGCCTGAACGGTCTTGCCCAACTCAAGGGCCCGACGGACTTCTTCAATCGAGGTCTGGGTCATGTCATTGTCCAATCAGGGTCTTTTGGGAAGTGTTGGCCTTGCCTTGGGCGCCCATGCCCGAGGTCATGATCGTGCCCCCAAAGCCGCCCTGATTACGCGAAGCCGCCTGCTTGCCCGCCTGGGCGATTGAAGGGTCGGCGAACTGGGGCGGGTTCGCCGGGGGCGGGGGCATTTGTGGGGCCTGAGGGGTGCCGAAGCTCATGCTTAGATCCCCGGGCAGAAGTAGTTGACCTTGTTCGAGGAGGTCGCGGTCTGGACCAGGGTGATGGCGGTGACCGTGGTGGTCCAGTTCTGGGCGGCCAAGGGGGTGCCCTGCCAGACCACGAGGCAGCTAGGCACGGTCGGGTACGGGTTCGCGAAGGTGATCACGCAGCCGGTTGGAGTGCCGGTGCCCATGGTCACGGTCCCGGCCATGTCGGTGCCGACCACTACAGGGGCGGTGCCGCAGGCGGTTAGGACTGGGGGCGGGGAGGTTCCGACCGGGAAGTGCAGGTGCTTGAAGGAGAAGTCGACCCCGATGAAGCCGGTTGGGTCTTGGGAGAGCTGAACCGACCGGGTGACCTGTTGGGCCCACGAGTCGGGCAAGACTAGCCGGCCCAAGAGCATGAGCATAAACACGGCAAGGACCAAGCAAAGGACGCGAAGGATTCTGGCAAGCATCTCAGGCAGCCTCTCTATGGGCGAAGGGGTTGTAGTCCTGGCGGTAGCCCATCCGCTCAGGCGAGAAGGGGTTGTACTCGGACTCCACAAGGGGCTTGGAGCCGGGGAGGTCTTGCAGGGCCCGTGGGGCCGCTGGATAGGCGAAGGTGAGGACCAGGGCGTCGCCTCTGTCTGGAGAGGAGAGTCCTCGGTCCTTCATGTCTTCCTTGCGTTCGAGCTGGATTTCGTCCCGGATGTTGAACGCGTACATAGGGCCCACTAGCTGGGCCCGGAGCTCTGGGTCATCAGGAATGCAACCGCCCTTGAGCCACTCGCGGCAGGCGCCCCACATCTCGGCCCGCTTGTTGGCATAGCGGTTGCCTTGGTCGCCCTGGGCGGTGTAGTTGTCCGACTTCGAGCCGAACTGGACCCCGATCACGTTCATGCGCCGGTGGCGGAGCATGTCTACCACGCCGCCCCCGACCCCGCCCTCGTCAACGAAGATATCGCCGACGCCAAGGGTGGTGGCAATCTCGATGATCTTGCCGGTCAAGACAACAGTGTCGGCCCCACGGAGGAAGATCCATTGAATCGAGCGGGCGTCCCGGCCTCGGCGGATGCAGATGACGGACTCATCATCGCCGAAGCGGGCCACGTCAACGCCCATCACAATGGGCTCGATCATGCGGAAGGAGTTGCCGTTCGCGTCGTAGTCGGGCGGGAGTTCCCGAAGGGCGGCCTCGGCTACGACCTCGGCGCTGATGAACTCCGACATGCCAGTGCGTGGGAACACGCCGCGTACGCGGACCCGGACGAAATCATCGTCCTCGCCATAGGCGCGGATCCACTTATCAATCTGTTTCTTGTTAGTGATGGAGACGGTGCGGGAGTCAACTTGGAAGCTATCCCAGTTCTGTGCATGCCGTTGGCCGGGGAAGCACTCTCTGAAGCGGCCAACGTTCCGGGTTGGGTTGCCAAAGACACACCAGATGATCTCGGTGTCCACGTCCGTGAGGGCGCCTTCGGCCACTTCCCAAATCATGTCGGGAATGGCCGAGCCCTCGTCGAAGATCAGAAGGAGCCGCTTCCCTTCGTTGTGCAGGCCCTGAAAGGCCTCGGTGTTCCGCTCGGACCAGGGGACCATGTCGATCCGCCAGGTGCGTTCCCGTTCTCGATCCGAGCTGAAGATGGCAGTGGCCGTGAGCCTGAACATGTCCTTGCAGCGGCACATGTTGTACCACTTGCCCAGCTCGGCCCAGGTTTTGGTCTTCAGCTGGTTCTCAGTGTTGGCGGTCACGACCCCACGGGTGTCTTCCTTGGTGGAGATCGCCCAGAGGATGAGCCAGGCCACTAGTGAGCTTTTGCCCACCCCATGGCCCGAGGCCACCGCGATTTGAATCGCCTCATCAACGGTCAGGAGCCCATCGCGAACCATGCCTAGAACTAGGGCCTGCCACTCCTCGGGCCCTAGAAACCGTTCCAGCGACGTACCTTTTTCGCCCCAGGGGAACGCCCACAAGACCCAGGCAAGCGGATCCCCGCTCATCGAGGCGAGGTCAAGGTAGAGGTCGTGGCCCGTGGAGTTCAAGCGATGGGCTCCCTAAACCATTGGCTCGGTGAAAAAGTGGCCGTGGAACTCGCCCACGATTAGAGGAGGGCGGACCATTTCGTCGATAAGGTGGCAACGAATGGCCCATGGAACTGACACGTCCCGAGCAACCTCCAAACGCTTCTCCCTAAGGGCAGTCTTGTCCCGTTTCAGGACCCGCCATCGACGCCAGAAGATCTTCCACTCCTTAGCCCTTGAACTTCTGCGCATCGGGCGCCTCCAAAGTTGGCCGGCTGGCGTCGGTCAGAACTCGGCGCCCGAAGCCCTCGATCACTGGCGGTCCGGTGCGAGCCCCAGTGAGGGGATCAAGTCCGGCCCGTCGACGGGCCTCAGCCAATCGCTCTCCATGGACGTTGACGGTGACCTGGGTGTTAGGGCCTTTGGACCCAAGACCCACTGCGCCGCCAAAGGTGTCGTGTATCGCAAGGCGGTCCCTGAGGGGAATTGGTTCGATCTCTTCATGGTCAGCCGCTTCCAGGAGGTCCAGAGTTTGTCGGGCGTTGATGGCCACGACCCGGGAGATGATCCCTTTGGTGCCCTGCCAATCTTCTTCCACTTCCCCTCGGTACTGGGCCACCAAGTCCTGAAAGGCTGGGTCCCCAAGAATAACCGAGACATAGGTCTTGGAATATCCCGAGGCTTCTGCCGCGAGACTGGGCCTAATGCCCGAGGCGATCGCCCTGGCCAGCTCGTGATGAGACTCCCGAAGCCTCTGCAACCGTGGTGCCTGGGGCAAAAGCTTGGGCTGCCCGAGGGCCCGCAGGTCCTCAGGCGTCAGCTCGGCCACCACTTCGGCCCGACACTCCCGCTCCGGCCTTCCCGCGCCCATAGGGAGACACTCCAACGTTCACCCCTGAAGCCTAGCACATTCAAGAGCCAAAGTCAACCCAAGGTTCCGGAACCCTTCCCGACCTAAGGGGAACAAAACAAGAACATCTGATTTTCAGTACCTTTCGTGGGGAGGGTCAGTGCCCGTCGAGGCCCCCGGCCGACTTTGGCCCCCCACCCCCTCGACCGGAAAAGCCGAGGGATGTGCTCGGTCCCCACGACCAGGGCATGGGCCATGCGCGAGGGGTGCGACAACTTGTCGCAGGGGCCTGCCATAATTCCGCCACAATCATGTGGGATACTGTGACCATCGGACGGTCAGAGCGTCCTGGGCTGTTTGACATCGTGGGGCTGATACGCAGGGGGCGATCCCCCGTGAGACGTGTGTGGGACAACCCATGCGCGAACCCATTGATTGAGGCAATCCAATGTTCACGATCACGATCAATGACAAGAAGCGCGGCAATTCGAAGATCGAAGTCGACTTTGACGCGCTGCCTGAGAATGTTCGCCAAGAGGTTGTGAGGCAGGGACTGGCAAAGATGCTGAATTGCAAGTCCAGCAAGCTGAGCAACCGCGAGGCGGCCGAGCGCAAGCATGAGGCCATGAAGGCCGGCAAAGTGCGGGCGACTGCGGCGAGCCAGGACGGGTTCACTGGCAAGGAAAAGACCGAGGCCATGCGGCTCGCTCGCCAGGCAGTGAAAGCCGGGATGAAAGAGCAGGGCTATAATGTCAGCGATTACGCCGCAAGCGTGATTACTGAGATGGCTAAGGAATATCTCGGGGATTATCCTGAGGTGTTCGAGCAGGCCCGGAGGAATGTCGAGGCAGCGGCCGCACTGGCGCCGAAGGCCAAGATCACTGCCGAGCCCGATCCGGCGAAGGTTGCGAAGCGGGAAGCGGCCAAGAAAGAGAAAAAGACCGAGGCGAAGCCCCCAAAGGGCAAGCGAACGGTCAAGGCCAAGCCCGCGGTTCATGTTCAAGCCTGAAGAAAAGCCTCCAACTGGCCCCGCAAGGGGCCTTTTTTTTTTATTCCAAAGCCCACGAACCACGATTGTGAAATAATTTAAAAAAGCGTCATAATCACACTCCAGATTTAATCCCCTCACTAACTGAGGTGTTCCCCTTTTGTCCCATGACCATTAGACTCGATTAGACCCGATTGGACCCGATTGGTCTATTAGACCAACCCAGGCATTTTATTTAAGGGGGTGATGACTAGGTTTTTTTTTTTTTTTTTTTTTT